GGGGGGGGGGGCTTGTAATTCAATATGAAGATGATTATGATTATAGCGAACCAACCTATTTTATTTTAAATAAATCAAATACTCCCGTTCATTTTGTAACGTCTTCTGGTGAGGAAATTACTATATACTCAGTATAGATAACAATAATGGATGGCTAACTGTCGCTGATAATGCTTTAGATAGAAAATCTCAGCTGTCAGTAACATATACTCTAAGATATAACGGTAAAACTTTATCTAATACTAAAGTGATGTATACAAACGTACATTCATTTATGGTATATTTTACTGCAAATACTTTTGAGTCATTTACAATAGATTCTGTTAGCCCTACTGAAGATAATGATTATATTTACGTAATAGGAACACCTTAAAATGATTAAAATTTCGTGGTATAAATATGCTATTATTTCCATGATAATAGCTGCAGTATTTGGAATCACATTGGGTATGGGAACCACATGTCTGATTCCTGTGTCATTTGCAGTACTAGGTTGTAGTGCTTATGAAAACTTTCATAATGATTTATCAGTTAAAGATTCTCTATTAGAAGGTGGATTGCCTTCATTAATAGGTGGACTTATCATATGGTTATGCTTTCTTTTGGCATAATATATTCATTATATAATAAATTTTATTTATTCTAATTAATACGAATAATTTTTGATTAAAATTTGCGACTATTAATAAATTTTTAAGATTTTTAATATATTAGTTGCAGAAGTCAAAAATTATTCGTATTTTTGCATTGTTATCATAAGATATAGACCGAGACGTCTAAAATTATGATGAGGTCGAAATTTAATGATAGCAGGTAATCTAACGTCTGATTACTTAATTTTTTTAACAATTTAAAAATGTTAGAAATGGCAGAATTTTTAACAATGGAAGAAGCCGAAAATAAATTCGGTAAGAAGGGGAGAACAAACGCAGCCTTAACTCTTGGTATCATTGGTACTGCACTTGGTGCACTTGCTAGTAATAACGGAGGTTGTGGATGCGGAAACAACGGTGGTATTTTAGGTGGACTCTTTGGAGGAAACAACAACTGTTGCGCAATGCAAGCTGCAGAGCAAGCAAAAACTATTGCGATGGCACAAGGACAACAAGCAGATAATCTTGCTTGGGCTAACAAAGTAGATTCTATGCAAAATGATATAGATTTATATACCTATATCAACGGCAGAGTATTAGCTACTAATGAACGTATTGGAAATGAAGTTCAAGTTCTCACAAATCAAATCTGGAATGACAGAGTTCAAGATTTAAAGGATAAGAGTTCTATGTACGTAGACCTTCTTACAAGAGACAATGCACAGAATTTAAGACTATGTGACGAACTTTATAAGAGAAGAGAACAAGACGTTCAAGAAAAAGCTGACCTATTCGAGAGATTAGGTTCAAGAATCAATGAGTTAGAAAAGAAAGAAGCTGCAACTGCTGCCGCTCTTCCTTTAATGTTTGAGCTTAACAAAGTTAATGCTGAAAGATATGCAGATAATTGCTGCTGCAAAACTGAAAAATCTATTATGGCTGTAGATGCTTATCTACAAAGACAGTTAGACCATAAGATTGATGGACAGTTAAAGTATGCTTATAGCGACTTATGCGCTCCAGTTCCGAGCATAGCTCCTTTATATTGTAGTCCTTTTACTCAGTACGGTACAGGAATGTACGCAGGTACAGCTGCTTCCAATTGGAATGCAATTAATACAGCTGTAAGTGGTACTTGTCCTACTTGTGCTGCTCAGTAATTAATAAAGATATTAGAGGGAGATTATGAAAGTAGTCTCCCTTTATTTTTATTTACTTAAAATACAACTGCGCAATGAGTATAAAAATCACTCCCTTTGGGACTCCTACCAATACGCAAGGAGCACAGATTCTAGAATTTAACGTGGAAATACCATGTGGTGCTAGAACTGATGTTGCTCCAATATCAACATTAACCATAACATCAAGATGGAGAGAAACACAAGGTAATACACATGTTACTAAGTTAGATTTAATTCATACTTTACAATATGTAGACTGTAAAGGTGCCACAAAAGTCATTACTACACCAGGTTCTACAATTATTGCTGATGAAAACTCTACAGAGGAAGCGGAAGTTATAACTAAGTTTGTAGACATTCTAATTCCTAAAGGAGTAAGTATTGTTACTCAACAAGTAATTAATAATTCTCCAACAGTTACAGCTCAGGTAGCACATTGTGCATATTCAGTATTCACAATTTCTTTACCTACACCATCAGCTTAAGATTAGTAGAAGAATAATTTAAAAATCGAATGACATGTTTGGCAATGCTTATGGCTCTACTAGCTTGGGTGATTTACAGAAATCTTACTACCAACAACTGGAAACGTTAAGTAAAATGCAACAACAGCAGCAAATGCAGAAACTTTCTGTACTTGACGAAATTAACAGAAGCGTAGGTTCATTATCTAATGAGGAACAAACTGTATTAGCACAATCCCATGATTATCAACTTGCAAAACAAACTTATGAAGCGGGATTCATGGCTTTCATAAGCAATAAATTTGCTGGTGAATACGTAGCTACTCCCGATGGAAAAATAGCTGCAGATAATCTATTAGCTGCAATAAATCGCTCAAAGGAAAAAATTTCTGAGGAATTAAGAGCAAAACAAGAAAAAATAGACACTATGTTAAGTCTTCTTGAAAATGACCCAGAAATTAAAAAAAGATACAATGAATTAATGACAGGAAAAGAAGTACAATAATGGTTAGTGATAAAGAAATATTAATGCAAGCTGCTGAAAAGTATGCAAAAGGAATCGCGAGTAACTTTTTCGGATTATCCTCGCTACCAGTTCAAACGGCAGTCACATATGTTATAAGAAATTGGGTCGATAAACATAATGATATGATTGACCTATTTGTTGACAAAAATGGAAACATTAATACTAAAATATTAGGTGATGCAGCAAAAGCTGTACTAAAAGAAAACGGTGGATTCACTTTGGGAAAAGTCAAATTTGGAGAAGCCGATGTAGATGAATTATTTGGAATGTTCGACGAAATTAAACGTAAGAACTCATAATATAAATACCATCGGCAATCCTTTGTCGGTGGTATTTTTGTTTAAATCAAATAATTATGAAACGAATTTTAGTACAGAGAACATATAGAGGAAGCGCTTATACTATCGGTAAACTTTTCATTGATGGAAATTATATCTGCGATACGTTAGAAGATGTTGATAGAGGATTAAGTAGTAATATGTCGGAAGATGAAATTAAAAAAATAAAGATATACGGAGAAACTGCTATTCCAGCTGGAACTTACAAAGTTATAATGAACGTAGTAAGTGAAAAATTTAAAAACAGAGTATGGGCTAAACCTTACAAAGGAAAACTTCCGAGATTAGTTGATGTTCCCGGATATGAAGGAGTTTTAATCCATGTAGGAAATACAGCTAAAGACACATTAGGCTGCATACTGGTAGGAGAAAATAAAGTTAAAGGTCAAGTAATATCCTCTACTAATGCTTTTAATAAATTAATGAATATCTTAAAAGATGAGGAAGATATTGAATTAACAATAAAATAACATGGAAAAGTTATTTGGAAGAGCTTATGAATCAGTAGGTTCTACTGGTTCAGACTTCATCATCAAAACCAAAGGTCAAGTAAAAATCCAATGGGGTAACAAATTTATTGATATAGTTAAAAATGGGAAAATTGCAGTTGATACTGATATTATTGAAAGTATAAACTCCGAAAATGAAATTCCTTCAAAAAATGGAATATACTATGTAAAAGACTCTGGTTCAATATTTATAGTTATCGATGGAAATAAAATAAATCTAATAGGAGAAATAGGTACTACTTATGTTTCTTTTTTGGGAAAACAAGACACTACAGGGGAACAAAAGGAGCAAGCTTTAGAAAATATAGGGCTATTATATGAGACTGAAGAGGAAGCTCTTTCATCTGGAGTAAAATACGGAATAATGTATATTCAAGATAGACAAAAAGTCTATACAATGAATAACGGTAAATTATCGGAGTATACGTTTGAAATTCCTAATCCTTATCCGACTGCATTCGTTATTAGTAAAGAGGATTCTACAATAGGGGCGCTTGTAGTTAAAGGTTCGGGAAAAGAAAATGCCCTAGTTACTGGAAATATATATATATATGATGAAGATGGGGCTGCCATCATAGATGGAGAAATGGTGTCCTTTAAAGTTAATGGTTCTAATAAGATTGAAATATCCGATAATGAAATTGTTGTAAATAATAAGACTACTTTTAACAAGGAAATAATATCTAATAATGTTCAGTCTCTCGGGGCATCTTCTGTAAAAGGATTTAGACTGTATGTATCTGGAGGCCAATCTACTCTCGAGGTAGATAATATTATTTGGAGAAATGACCCCTCCTCTGGTTCAACATATGATTATCCTTCCAGATGGTTTCAACAAGAATCTACAATCAAGACTGTTCTTGATATCTCTGAATCAGAAACAGATGTCTCTGTGTATGAGCTAACTTTGTTTCAACCATCTATCTATGGGGAGGGTAACCTCTTGTGTACGTATACAACTGTCGAATACGATGACTTTATAGAATCAATGAAAATAGCGTTGCGTGTCGTATCTTCAGAAGATAACACTTTAATCACGGAAATAGAAACAGTATCTGGGTCTGAAAGCGCAAAAGAAGAGTTTTTCAATAATATTGAACATTACTTAGCAGGGAAAAAAATTTTCTTTGTAGCTAGTGGAAAGCCGATTACTCGATTATCTCACAACAATATTGATTTATTGAACGTAAATTCTATTGCAGAAGAGGAGGATATTAATAATATAAAAACTCGAATCGGAAGTATTCAAGACCTGAACTTTACAAAGGAAGGATTTAATATAGGAACTTTGGCTGAAGGAAATATTGGAATTTATTCTGATAACCTTGTAACTGTTGGAGCTAAACAAATAAATTCTAGTATATATGCTCCAACATTTAAGGCTTCTCCAAATGGAGAATTTCCAAAGTATGATTCAGGATTTAACATTCCGGTTGACGATGATTCTAAAACAGTAGTAACTTCAGAGTGGGTTAACGATAAAACTGACAAGCGATTAGAAGAATACGTTAGAAAAGACCAGTTAATTTCTCTAATTGAGAGGTATATTCAGCCGGTTGACGGTACTCGAAGTAATCCAGTAACTTTAGTAGCTGGTACGATACGAAGAGCTACTAATTCTACTACTAATTGGTATTTTATTGGAGGAAAGAAAGCAAGGATTACCGATGTTCAAGTTACAGTTAAAGATGGACTGATGACAATTACATTAGTTCCCGCATCAGGAAGTACTATAAATGTTCTTGCTGTTTCAGCTGTAATTGGAGATACAGGAAAGTTCAATGGAGATTTTTCTATAACAAGCAGAGGTGGTAGAGGTGTTGGAGCACATTGGTGTAATGCAATTCCAGACCCCAATACTTTAGGAGTAATTAGAGTGAGAGAATATCACCAGGCTAATGAGAATAATGACAGTTGGGGAACAGCTACCTGGAACCATTCTAATGGACCCATTTCGCTATCATTTGCAGCTTTCGGGTATATAGTAGGATAAAAATTTTAATTTAAATATACAACTTTAACTATTTTTTTAGATTCTTAAACATTTAGTTTTAGAGTTGGAAAAATATCGTTAAATTTGCAAATAACTTTTAAAAGGATATATATGGCAATGAACATTGAGGATTTAGACTTTAATGAAGACGACCCTATTATTCAAAATCCGAATAATGATGGTGAATCTCCACAACCAGATTTTGACTCTCTAAACAAAGAGAAGGAATGGATGGATGGAACTATAGACAAAGGAGGAACAGATACTCCTCCAGTAGAACCAGAACCTAAACAAAGTCCGGAAACAGAAGAAGATATTATTATTTCTTTGTTGAAAAGCAAAGGAATCGAAGACCCTTCAAAACTTAAATTTGAAAATGAAGAGGGTGAAATTGAAGAAGTTGATTGGGAATCTCTTTCCAATGAAGAGAAACTTAACATTTTAACTTCTGACGACTCGGATGTAGATTATGGACTTGACGAGGAGGAACAAAGTCTTCTTAATTATTTAAGAACAAATGGAATTTCTCCGTCGGACTATATTCAATATCGTGAACAATTAGCAGTAGAGAATTATAAACAATCATTGGAAGGCAATCCACAATACGAGATTGATAATATTACCGATGATGAATTATATGCACTGGACTTACAATCTCGTGTTAAAGATATTACGGACGAAGAAATCAATGCTGCTCTTGAACAAGAAAAAGCTAATCCAGCTTTATTTGAAAAAAAGATGCAAGGTATCCGTCAAGAATATAAGGAAGCCGAAGACGATAGACGTCAACAAGAAGAGTTGTTACATCAACAGGAAAGACAAGAGCAGTTTGAAGAGTTCCAAGATGGAGTAATGCAGGCTTTAGAAAACCTGACAGAGATAGGAGGCGTAGAGCTTAATCTAGGACAAGAGGACTTAAGTGAAATTGCCGATTTCATACTGACATCAGATGCGGCAGGAGTTAGCTGGTTAGGTAAGGCATTAGATGACCCCGAAACACTAGTTAGAATGGCATGGTTTGCTATTAAGGGAGATGAAGCCTTTGAATCGCTCACTGATTATTACGCTAAAGAGATTGCACAGCAAAAACGTGAAGCATATACTGCTGGATACGAGGATGCTAAAAAGGGTGTACAACCCAAAAGGACAACTAAAGTTGTTACCAAACCTGCCCCTAAACAAGGCGATGATATCCCTCTAACCAATAATGGAGGAAAAACTATTGATGATATAGATTTTTAATAATTTAAACAAGTATGATAGTAGCAAATTTTGTATCAAACAGACCGACACAGTCGGAAACTAGAACTTATGAAGATTTTTATAAGTTTTTAGGAACTAGACCAACTAAGTTAGGTGTTGTATCAAGACTTTATCCAGAACTTACAGCCTCTTATTTAACAGAGTCTTTAAGAAATATTTTCTATCAGGACGTTAAGTCCGGAAATAGATATCAAAGTATTGATGCAATGTACTTTGAATGGGAAGTTGAAACCAACTACATCAAGAGAGTTGAGTTTGCAGATGTTCCCACTGAAACAGGTGAAAATGGTTCAGAAATCGTAATGGCTTTCAAAGAGAGATATTACGAAAAATATGACATCTTTAAGATTGATAAAACAATGCAACAATGTATTGTTGTTAGTCGTCCAGTTCGTAAAGCAGATAATTACTGGGAAGTAGTTGTAAGATTAATTGACAACGATTATTCAAGTGTGCTTGACCTAAGCGGATGTCAAATTGGCGACACTACTCGTTTCCAATCTAACGCTATGCCTGAAATGCATGAAGAGGGATATGTTAAGTATCAATCCAACATCGAAAAGCATAGAAACTTTATCACAACTCACCGTGTTGACGATAGTTACTCTGCACTATATGCAGCTCATGAAAATGTATTTATTAGTATTGCAGAAGGTAAGGACACTGGAAGTCTAAAAGAAACATTATATAAGATGGACAAGAAAGAAAAAGTTCTTCTTGACAACTTCTTATATGTAAGAAACAATGGTCTGTTATTCAACAAGTGTAATGTTGACGTTAACGGTAAGCCGACTATTGTTGACCCAGATACTCAACGTCCTATTTATATAGGTGATGGTATCATTCCTCAAGTAGAAAGATTTGCGTCTAAGTATGCATTTGCTAAACTTTCTATTGATGTATTCCAGACAGTTATGGCTACAATGAACGAAAAAGCCGCACAACCTACTGGAAATAAATATATGTTTATCTGCAATGAAAGAATGTGGTTCTTAATCCAAAGCGTTCTTGGAGATTTCTTAGCTAAATACAAAACTACAGGTACTTATCTGTGGTCTCAGGCAGCTAATGATTATATTAAAGTTGGAGCTACGTTCAATTCTTATGAATTTGCAGGTAACGAAATTACCTTTAAGGTAGATAGAACATTCTCTCGTGAATATGGTATGGATAAAGCATATTGTTTATGTCTTGATTTGACTGCAGATAAAACTTCTGCTCAACCTCCTATTCAAATGTTCACATTAAAAGGTGGAGACTTTATCACTAACAAATATCCTGGTGTTGGTGGACTTGATGGTTTAAGCTCTGGAGTTGTTTCAAGCCCAGTTGCTGCTTCTAAGTTAATCAACTGGGGTTATTCAGGTGTTGGAGTATTCAACCCTTATAGAAGCTTTATTTTAAGAGAAATCTAAGATATGCTAAATAAAAAATTAAGATATGGTAAGGGAGTTGAAAAATAGACTCCCTTACATATTTTTTTATATTGTAACCAAATAAATGATTTAATATGAGTAATGTTGTAACCCCTGCTGATGATATCATCATTCTTAGAAGTGTATATGGTAAAGTTGGAATGAAATATTATATTCAGCCATGTAAAGACCCTAAAACAGGACTATATCCAGATTGTGTAAAACCTGTAAATAGCTTGGGAGATATTGTTTTGTCTGAAAAGGAAAGACAAAGTGGACAGGTATTTATTAAAGAAACTGAAACCTTTATTATAGAAGATGGAACTACTTTAGATATTGGTAGAAATCCTCTTCATGCAGCCGAATGGGAAGCTATAAAGAATTGTGTTCTTATTGCCCCAGAGAGATATGCTAAAGACCCAAAAACCGGTGATTATTTAATTGATGGTACTGTTGGATGGAAATCTCAAAGACCAAGATATGGTGTTGCAGAACTTTATGTTGACAGACCTGGTTATGAAGCTCAAAAAAGAGTCTCTAAAAAGAAAAAAATTCACAATGCTGGTACGTTTATTTTAGATGATTCAGATGAGGGAAGAATGAAGATGGCGAGATTACTTGGCAAGCATATGAAAAATATAGCAAGTGCTGATGTAACAGACTATCTACTGCTTATTGCGGAAAAAGACCCTAATAAAATCATTAACTTATACACTGGAGATGATATTAATCTTAGAATCCTGTTTATGGACGCTAGAGATTCTCACATTATATATGTAAAGAATAAGTTATATCTATATGGTGATAGCGTGATTTTGGGTGCAACAGACGACGCTGTTATTTCGTGGATGAAAGACCCTCGTAACAGAAAAACTCTTGAATTAATCAAAAAGGATACATATCCTGATTATTATGAGGATGAGGACGAAAATCCTAAACCCTCTACAGAACCGGATAATAAGCCAGGAAAAAATAAATAAAATAAATGACTTTAAGACAGGTTTATGAGAGAGTTCTTATAGAACTAAACAAGGAACATGCCCCCGCTCTTCTTATAGATGATTTTAATCATTTTATAATGAGAGCTATATATCAATATGTAAATAAAAGATATAACCTTTATAATACTACTCAACAAACTTCTGATGATTTGAGAGTATTAAGTACAACGGCAATTCTTCCGGCTAAACTGTCTAATAAGTACGATTTTACTAATGCGGGAGATATTGCTGATAATCCAATTTACGAAGTGATGCTTCCGACAGATTATTTCCATATATTAGGATGTATTTGTAAATTCAAATCAAAGAAAAATGTAGGGTGTTTAAATGAGGGAAAATTTATCAATAAAGTCGCAACTAGAATGACTGAAGATTTGAATGAAGTTATAAATAATTATTACTTTAAACCTTCATTTAAAAGACCTTATTATTATATTCATAATGTAAATATTAATGTAGATAATCCAACAAATCCCTATAGCGAAAATAATATTTCAGGTACGGACATTAAAGAAATTAGTGATTCTGGATTGGTTATTAGTGAACGACCTAGGAGTATAAAGATTGGAAATAAATCAACATCTTTAGTAAAAAGACAAGGAGAAATACGTTACGGAAACGTATCTCCAATTAGAATGGAAATTCGATACGGAAGCGATAATTCTAAATTCGAGTTAGTGAATGTGTACGTAGAGTATCTAAAAGTTCCTCAGCAAGTTATACTTACTAAAGAACAATTAGACCTAACTGAGGATACTTCACAAGTAATGGAATTTCCAGATTACGTTTGTTTAGAGATAATTAATGAGCTGACCCACATAATCATGGAGAACTCTAGTGACCCGCGATTAAGTACCCATATTCCAATATCAGTTTCTATTGCTGACCCAGCTCAGGCAGTAGGTAAAAAATAAAACAATTAACGTATGTTTCAGTTTACGACAACTACACTAATCAACGACAATTTAGATTACACTACTAAACTACCTAGATGGTCTGTTCAACAAGAAGAAGACGATAAGGTAGCAAGTTTCAATATCAAAAGAGTCGGAAACTTTAAAAAACCTTATGTTGCTGCAGTTTATAAAAGAGAATATTCTGCTCCTGTATTAGCTAAAGCTACATTAGATTTCACAAAAATTACTTCAGATTCCGGAGTATTTAATATTTTCATGTATATTAGACTTTCTGGAAACCAAAATTCATTATATTCTAATGATATGGTATTCAAAGGAAAGCCTTTTAATATTCAGTTTGAAAAGAAAACCGGAGAAACTGCATCTCAATTAGCAACCAAAGTTGTTAATATTGTCAACAAGTACTTAAATATGTACAACTATAAGTACTTCAATGTTAAGGCTGTAGAAAACAAACTAGAAATTGAAGCAGTTGACGAATATCAAAGATTTACTGAACTTGATGTTCAAGAATATGATGAGAATGCTGGTCCAGTGGTTTACGCTGACAGAGCAGGTGGTTTTGTTACTATTTTCTCCGCAAAAGAAGCTACAGACCCCGAATATGATGGAGCTAATACTCTTGTTCAAGGTAAAGAAGGATTTGGTACATATCAACATATTATCAAAGACCTTAGAATACCTACTTTGGATGTACGTAGATGGGAAGCTCCTCTTCAAGACGAAGTTCCTGTTATTAACGGTAAGTACAATCAATACATTATCTATTACAAAAAAGATAGAGGTCTCATGGGTGGGGCTGCTGTTGGACAACAAGTAATTTCTCAAACAACTCATGTATTCTATGTAAATCAAACTATCGCTACTGAATTTGAAACTGGATTGACAGCTATCGGATTCACTGGCGGAGAAGGCGGACCTACTGGAAACAGCACTTCTTTTGAAGAAACTCAAAAGATTGCTCAAGAAGCTTTGGCTAAAGCTAAATCTGTTGAAGCTAAATTAGCGGAAAAAGCGAATACTACTGCTCTCGACGAGAAAGCAGATGCAGACAATGTATATACAAAAACAGAAGTATATACAAAGACTGAGGCTGATGCTAAGTTTGAACCAAAGAATTAAGAACAAATTTAAATTATAGGAGAAGGCGAGGGCGTTATGAGCCTTCGCCTTTTTTGTTATACAACTATGGGATATTACGGAAAATTAGCATCTGCAATATATAATGACGTTGTCTCTGGGTTGAGAGGAATTCACTCAGGTCCAACAATGTCATTAGAACAACTAGAAGATGATATAGTAGACGAAAGATTGCAAATCATAAAAGAATATTCATTAAAAGGAATTCTTCCTAAAAACGATTTATATCTTTCTATAAATTGCATTGAAGTCGATTGTAAAGATTTAGATAGATGTAGGTGCGGGAAGGGTAGATGTGAAACTCCAATCGCACATTTCGAAATTCCACAGCTATTAAATGATTATGGAGAACTTGCAGTAGATTATATAGGTTCCACAGATAGACAAGTTCCATTTATATATTATACTTCTTCTCAAGCTTGGCAGTATCATCAATATAGGAAAAGAGGAAAATTTCTTCCATATGTATATATTGATATTACTCCAAACGAAAATAATATGTACGATTGTTTTATCTTTAACGCTCCACTTATAAAGCAAATAAGTGTCGTGGCTATATTTAAAGACCCTAGACAATTAGAGGAATATGGGTGTTGTTCTCCGATTGATGTAGAAAATATGTCATTTATAAATAATGAAATCAAGAAGAGACTTACAGAGAAGAAACTAAGATACTATAGACAATTTGCTGCACCGATTACTCCTAATGACCAAACTCCTAAATAATGGCACAATATAATTTTCATCAAGCAATGTTTCAAGCTAATTTATTGTATGGGCTCGAAATGCTTCCTCAAGACTTTGAAGAGTACGGATTGATTGCTTGGAACATGATAGGTAACAAAAATGTTAGATTATTTAGATTTTGTACAAGAATACAATGTCCGGACTTCACGGTAGAATTACCTTGCAATGCTGACATTGTAGAAGCAGTAACATATACTGCAGAAGATTGGAATTACGTAACAAATAAGACTCCTAATGGAGATTATAATTCCCAATTTATCGAGAATTATATAGAGGGGAGGAAATTGTTTGAGAATCCTCTATATATGTCAGGTAAGTATGCGAAGTATGAAAGAGTTGGAGATACTCTATATTTTGATAAAAATTACGGGGAGGTTCAAATACTTTACAAAGGAGTTATTTTAGACGAAGATGGACTTCCCATGATAAATGATAAAGAAAGTATTGCTATTGCTACATTCGTAGCATATAGAAAAAAATATAAAGAGGGATTAATGACAAATAATCCCAACATTGTACAAATGGCACAGTTACTTCAACAGGATTGGATGAAATACTGTGATGCAGCAAGAGTTCCTGAATATATTAATCAAAATGATATGAACGAAATCTTAGATGCAAAAACTTCATGGAATAGAAAAATATTTAACAAATCTTATAAACCAATACGATAGAATATGAATTATGCTGTAGGTCATTCATTCAATATGGATGAGATGTTTATGAATTTTCCCTATAAAAAATTACAACTCACATGTGAAGATTGCAAACGAATAAATAAAAAAAGGGATAGAGACGTTTTAGTAAAAAAAATTTTTAGAGACTGCGTCAAAGTTATTTTAAATGATATAATAGACAATAATGTAACTTTTATACTTCCGACTAATAGAGGCGAAGCAGATATTCATGTTAGAAGAACTCATGGTGAAAATTTTAAAAAAGCTAGAAAAAGAGGAAAGTGGAAGAATGTTGATTTTCTTTCTTCCAACTTTTCTGGCAACGAATTAGTTCTTAACATGAAGCATAAAGTTTTCATTAAAGAAAAAGTAATTTATGTAGATAATAAATTGAAATCTAAAATTACTAAAAATACCAATAGTGGTATGCAATATTGTTAATTATGCAAATAAAGAGAATATCAGACTACTATGAAGCCCTTTATGAACTTTATCCAGAAGTTCCTAAAAAGGATATAGAAAGGATTTTGAATTATGGATGGAAATCACTATATTTGCATAATGTTTATGGGGGAGATACTCTGATACTTGACAAAGATATATGGTGCTATATCGGTAGACTTACAAAGGATTCCGTAAAGCATTTTCATTATTACATAAAAAAATTAACTGTCAAACTCAGAGTTTTGTACAAAAGAAAGAAAATTCCATACACTGGATATTACTATTTTGCTCTATCAGATTCTCAATACGATTTTTTTCTATCCCAACACAACAAAAGAGGTAGAAAACGCAAAACATTTCAATACGGAAACCAAGTTTTATATAAAATACTTGATGAATGTAGAATAAATGAATACAGCAGAAAATATATATTTAAAGTTCCTATTATAACGGACGTAGGTTTTAGATTATATAAGAAGAATTTTATATCTGGAGAAGCAGAATTAGTGGAAATTAGAGAACCCATGAAATTTAAAGATATTTTAATCAATAATAATGAAAATTATGAGTATTTGAAATCATGAGTAGACAAGAAACAGTTAATACATTCACAGATGGTTTAGTCATGGACCTCAACCCAATCACTACTCCTAATAGTGTATTAACAAATGCTTTAAATGCGACTCTTATCACATACAACGGCAATGAGTTTGTACTTCAAAATGATATGGGTAATGGAAGAGTCGAAACTGCCTATCTTCCTGCAGGATATGTACCTGTAGGTATAAAGGAATATGGAGGAATTATTTATGTAGCATCATACAATCCCTTAACAAATAAAGGTCAGATTGGTTCCTTCCCTTCTCCAGAAAGAAATATTAGTAGTAATGAAATCCAAGGAGCTCAAACTATTTTGTCCCCTTCTTCGTTTGGCACGGCTTCAGAAGGAGTGTTAGAAACTTTTGTGTCAAAAATAAATATATTTCCAGAAGGTACCATCATTAGGTCTGGAGATAAATTTACACTTATGTTTGATGGCTCTAGGGGAAGTCAAATTAATATAGATATATTAAAAACTTATTTATCAAGTTGTTTTAATTCCGAAGAGGGTAAGCCTAGTTCTCCTAAGAATAAACTATTAACGTTAACACTTACTGTAAGTGATTCTAATGGATATTTACGAGACATTACAAATCAACTTAAAAGATTTGATGAAGATAATAAAACAATAAGTTTCAAAGAAAGTGACGCTCCACTGTATAAAACAAATGCTGGGTTCTTTATTCAAGCTATGGAAAAGGATTTTTCTTCTGATGTAGATTCTTATAGAAAAAATTACCCTGCAAATGTTTATAATAATAAATTATCAGGAGAATTAATTTTGGTGGCATCTCTCAACATAATTGATTCTATTGATGTGGCTGTTACTGGGTATGTGAAGCCTGATGATGTTCAAGAAAGTGAACCGTATAATGTTCCTAATGATTCTGGGATATTAATTCCACAAGGCTTTAAATATTCTTTAATATATGACATTCAATATAAATACAATTGTCCAGATGGATACTTTGGAATTGCTCATCCGAATAATTACGAGGAAGTCTTGAAAGATTATAAAAGCTACTATGGGATAGAGAAAGACTTTGGAAATCACAAAAATGTTATTCAAGGTTGTGAATTCAATTTAGTAAGCCCTAGTAAATCTCCCATTCAAGGACATGTAGATTTTTCAAATAATGAAAATCCCCCAGTATATAACATTAATTCAAAACAATATAGTAGAGACCAATCTGTTCAAGTCAATTTACCTAGCATAAACAACACTATAATAAATTATTCAGTAACTCCTTGTATGACCTATAGTAGGTTGAAAGGATTAACAGTTGATAATACAATTGATTTGTCGAAACTAGGTTCTGGGATTATTGAATTGAATGTATGGAAATATTATTGTAATGATACTTCAGTAATTTTGACATGGGGTATGCAAGCATATTTGGTCGAAGGCACTTCCATAAGTAAAGTCACACTCAACTTTTATAAGTTCCCTTCTGCTAATAAAGGAGTTCCTACTTCAACATATGTAATACCTCCTAAAAGAAATTATAACGGAGTATTTACAGATGTTTTGCGTTTTGGGGATGTATTAGAAGTAAATAATATATACTTAGTTGAAATAATAAAAACAATAAAAACGGGGAACTCAGAAAAAGATAGTGAGCCGGAATATAGATGGCTAATATCATCTCCTTTATATAATAAAGCATATTCCCTTGTTAGAGATTACAATTTGTTCTCTAGCGACGAAGTTAAAGAATATAATTCCGTAGACATAATTGCAACTTTTTCAAATACATTTACCCGTAACGTTGAACAATTGCAGAGAGATGGTGGAGTTGAATTATTTCCAATAGTTAAGAAAGGAGAAAATGCTCCTGAAAAATTTGACATCAAAGGTTCTACAGCGTACACTTTTGAATACTCTATGGAAGATAATTATGATATAAGTACTCCTACTAATTATCCATTTTCTTTAAATCAGGACTCTATAAGTGTTACATATAAATGTGAAAATTCTGAATATTCTACTAAACGAGAAGATTATATAGCTGTAGGAAATATAAATGCTCCCAATGACTTTGTTGTAAATTCTGATTTTTCGAAAGATTCTAACATAATCTCCGGAGGAATTTATGACTCTCATAAATTTAAATTATCATCTTCTGGAAGTAAGATAACATTATTTGGAGTTACTATGTCTCAATTCTCATCAGGAGTAAGCAATAATACAAAATATATAAGCTATACCAATGTTTTTAAATCTTTTGTAAATGATATGGCTAAAGTATTTGGAACCACTATATATAGCCAAAATGGTAATTATTTTAGTAATTTTGAATTTGGAACACATGTTTACAGTAGTGGAAAAAGACGTAGAGCTTACATTGATACTATAACTAGAACGAACAGTTCTCAAAAGAATACTACTCCAGAATGGAAAAGCGTCGAAATTTATTCGGACCGAAACAGTGGAAAGCAATTAACTTTTTCTAATTATTTAGATAGATTTATGGAAGCTGTAGATGCAGCATTTCCGGCACAACGTCCCTCATGTATAGTTTTTGGAACTATTTCTGAATCAAACAACCAAGGATATAAATATCCTGGTTCTCAGGATGCTACACATGTAGCCGGATTGGTTTCGGGTAAAAACATTGCTAGTTTTCAAATTCTTCTCTGGTATAATGGTACTTCTTATGTTTGGGTAAACGATTTTGGCTATAATTCTAGCAACGCGAGCGGAGGTTCTGATAAATTTATATCAGATGAAATGACCAACGTAGTATATAAAGCATTTAAACAAGTATACGTGCAGACTGAAGATACTTATTCGGAAAATTATTACATATACGACTCCTCAAGGTATGTATATAATCCTGATGTTACATTAACTTTAGTCAATACAATTCCTTGTGATTGTACAATAAAGACAGATAAGTTATTGAAAATAGGTGAATCTTTTGTATCTAAAAAATCTATAGAAAATTTTGTAAACAAATTTGGATTAGAAGATAAATATATATCATTAATGACTTTTTACGTTAACGATATAAATTCTAATGTCAAATACGAAATAGATGGAGAAAATGAGTTTATTCTTAAATATTCAACAATATTAACTACTGATTTGATGGCCACAAGTATGGAATCTGTATACGCCAGTTTAAATAATTTTGCTACCCAATCAGGTACTAGTTTAGGACTAATAGATGAAACTGGAAAATTTCACTCTGCAGATGGGAATTCTAGCACATTTGTTTCAGGAAAAATATATTACAATGAATCTGGAAAATTTATTCCTATAGAACAGTCATCTGGGGCGAATTTAGTAAAAAATTTAAAATATAGTAACGGAACTTTACTTGTGAACTCTACTGATGGAAGTACAAAAGATTTCGGAGTATTTAGAGATTCTTTTGGAGGTGGTGATATTTCATTACATTTTAACGGACTTCCAGTGGTTAATATTCCTATAAAGGAATTTTCTGGAACAACTGGAAGTTGGGATACTATTAAATTATGATAACTTTAGATTCCGGATTATTTTCCGATTTCTCTCTTAATTTTGATACTTTAGTCTTTTCGTATTTTCTTAATCAGATAAAACCAGAAGGAAACATAGTATATGAATATAATCCTTTACATAATTATAGAGTTACAAGAGACACTGATAAAAATGGAAAGGTATCTGGACAAGAGGGATTTGATTCTGACAATGTTATTATCGAAGGAGGAAGTATATTAGACCTCGATACTGAATTATTGAATTTCGATTTAAAGTATCCTGTAGATATACTTCCACAAGCATCTTACGATGGTTCTGTTAATCTTATTTTAAACGATAATAAGAATATTCCTAGATTAATAAATACAAGATTCTCTGTATTACAAAATAATACATACGAAATAGTAGATAGAATTGGAAATAATGATACAAATTTATACGATGATTCTCAATTCGATTTAGACACTTCTTTATACAAAAGAGTGAATACAATTCCTTCATTAACATTTAATGAAGTTTTGCCACATGGAAATTTGAAAGTAGGAAATTATGTTATATATATAAAATATGCAGATGCAGACGATAACGAAACTGATTTTGTAGCAGAATCTGGGATAATTTCTTGTTTCCAAGGTATAGATTGTGACCCCCACTCTATTAATGGAGGAGTGAGAGATATGACTTCTAATAAATCTATCAATCTTTTAGTTTCAGATATTGATGATAGTTATGATTACATAAAAGTTTATTATACAAGGTCTACATCTGATATTGATGGAAATGAGTTAACAACTGCAATCAAGATAGAAAAAAAATATCCTGTTAGGAATAGACTATGTAATTTAATTATTACCGGAGACGAGGTGTCTAAGGAAATTCCTCTTGCAGAAATAAATATGCAATATTTAATTGCAGACAAAGCTAGAACCCAAACTGCTTGTCAAAATATGTTATTCTTAGGGAATTACAATAAACCAGATATGTTATACTCAGATTTATCAGATGTAAGTTTAAGGATTTTACCTTATTTAGAAGAGTCTGATTCTAGAGATTTAATTGGAGAGACAAACCATAATTATGGTGATGTATCATCAGCTTTTACTCCATTTGAATATTATAACACTAAGAATATTTATTATCATCTTGGATATTGGGACGAAGAAATATACAGACTGGGAATAGTATACATAATGTTTGATGGTTCCTTATCTCCTGTATTTAACATACGTGGAATAGATGGAATTCCGACAGTAGATACATTGTTTGATAGGTACTCTAATTCCATGTTTGGATTATTTGATTCTTCTTCTGGAGAAAGACAATATTTAAAAATTGATGAAACTACCTATGAATTGGAAGATTCTAGGTATATAGAAAACAGTAAGGGAGTTATCCGAATAGATTCAAATAGTACATATAATTCCTACAGTGTTTATGGATTAGGAATGTTTATTCCAATTGAGGTTGTTTCTTATCTAAAATCTAAGGTTAGAGGATTTTTTATAGTACGACAAAAAAGAATTCCTACTATTTTGGCTCAAGCATATATATTGCCTATGGACCAAACAGCTCAAGTCCCTGCTATTAACGTTTTAGAAGCCAGTAATACTCCTCAGTATAAAGTTGTTTCCGAGAGATTTTTAAATGATGATAGAATCCTTGGAACAAATTACTTAGATAGATTGTATTATCTAGAAAATTATAACGAAAACACCAGTTCTGTTAGAGCTGGTATTTGTCCAGAATATAGTCTTCGTCAACCGTATTTTAATAGTCTATTTACAGGAACAACATATCCAGTAAAAGAAGGGAGAACAATCCCAGTTAGTGCGGGATTGACTAGAAATGATTTTGAGCCTAGAAGCTACTATGTGGATACTTACATAAAAAACCGTTCTATTAAGGAAACCGATGTTAAAATAGTTGGATTATCTGATAATACTCCTATAGTATCTATAGAAGATTATTCATTTAGAGCCAGAGCAGGAGAAGCTGAAGAAGCATTTAGGTTTAGGTATTTAGAATTAGAAAATAAAAGTTCTGATGCTTCTAATTTAGTACGAGGTAGCTACTCCCCTTATATTGGTATAGTAGGGAATGTAGACGTTGGAAAAATAGTTAACATTTATATCTCAGGATATAATATTGGAAATATGACTAATTATTTTAATGTAAGATATGAAGACATGTCTCCGTACTATGCTATTTCGGACAGAATTAGTTTCGAAAAAGTATCAGAACAATGGTCTATAATTCAACAGTCTGATGTTAATGCTTATATTACAACGTGCTATAGAGGAGATTGCTATATATGTAATTATACACATAGGCTTAATCGAAATTTTCAAGACCCAGATGCTCCAATTAATGATGATATTGTAGACGAAAATACTTGGAAGGAGAATTATGACATTGAAAATAAAGAAAAATTAGAAAAGATAAATAGAGGAGATGTTAATGCCGTTAAAATAGGAAGCTGGATAACTTTTAAATTAAGGTCTTCCATAAATCTATCTTTGAGGTCATTTGATACTAGTTATCCAGAAGAAGAAGGTTTGACTGGATTGAAAAGAGGATTCTATCCTCTTTTGGAAATGAGTACAAATGGAAATTATAAGATTCCGGAATCGGCATTAATAAACTCTGGATTAAGTAGTACAACTAGTGATAAAAGTTTTTATACTCTTCCAGATGTGCCTTATATTAAAAATAGATTTGATACTAGAATTGCCTATTCTGATTTATCCATTAGCGATGCTTTTAAAAATGGATTTAGAGTATTCCAATTTACCCATTATAGAGATTATCCTCGAATTTATGGAGGTATTATAAAAATGGTTGAATTATTTGGGAATATTCTTTGTATTTTTGAACACGGAGTTGCCTTAATTCCAGTTAACGAAAGGGCCGTTGCTGGAGAAGGTTCGGGCGGAAATGTTTATATAAACACTTCTAACGTGCTTCCAGAGAACCCAAAGATGCTGTCAGATACATATGGTACTCAGTGGCCCGAAAGTGTCATCAAGACCCCATATTACGTCTATGGAGTGGATACAGTAGGAAAGAAGATTTGGAGAACTAATGGAACTCAATTTGAAATCATTTCTGATTTTAGAATACAACAATTCCTAAATAGGAATATTTCCTTATCAGAAAGAGAATTGACGCCCATTATTGGAATCAGGAATGTAAAAAGTCATTATAACGCATTTAAGCAGGATGTAATGTTTACTTTTTACGATAATCTTTACGGATTTGAAGAAAAAGTTTGGAATATTTGCTATAACGAGGTTTTACAAAAATGGATAACATTCTTTTCATGGATTCCTTCTTATTCTGAAAATATCGATAATATATACTTTAGTTTTGATAGAAATACCTCCAAGTGGATTAGTAAACTTGCGGTGTCTAATATAAAATCTAATAATGCCGATGGGATAGTATTGAGCACAGTAGAATTTTCTGAGGACGTTAGAGAAGCTACTTTAAATCTTATAAATAGGCCTATTCCAAACACTAAAAATACAGGAATTGAAAATATGATACGTTATAGATATTCTTTGGACAAGGATAACTATAAAAATTATGAAAAATTTAGAGTTATAGAAGAAAATGGAGTTTGGAAACTTAAGTACACTGGAACTTATAATGAATTAATTTCTAAAGAGGTTTGGTTGTTAAATATAAGAGTTGAAATATTATTCGATGACTATTCTGGCACTGATACAGACATAAAACAGTATATTAACGGATGGAAAGAATATTCTACAGTTAACTATGGGTATTATCAATCTGTTGTAGCTATTACATCAGATAAAGTGTTAAATAACCAGATGTTAACTGAAGAGGATAAAAATCTTCCAAATTTAACCACAGATTTCTGGAAACATGGTCAATCTGGAATCATAGACATAAAAGATAAAATTAAACCTACCTATTGGTATGGTAAGCAGCATCCATTTGAATTTGAGTTTGTGGTTGTAGATAATCCATCAGTTCATAAGATATTTAATAATTTACAACTTATATCTAACAAGGCAGTTCCAGAGTCATTTCATTATGAAATTGTAGGCGAAGCTTACGATTTTCATGATGATAAATTAAATATGTATTATAGACAAGAGGCAACCAAAGAATTGTATCAAAACCTTGGTTCTGACATATTATATGATTCTAACTATACAGATATACAAGGACAATTATCTCATCCTAAGATAGGGAATACCGATGTTTATGCAAAATCTACACTACTTCCTTCTTATTACACTAGGGTAGATACTTTTAATGAAGTGGAGGATTTTTATCACAAGAAAAATGCTATTGAAGGGGCTACATATACTGGACTTTCTGGAACAGAAGTGGTAAGGGAAGAACTGTTAAACGAATACAAATTATGGACCCATTCGGAAGCTCTAGATATTAAAGAAGTAGGAAGAATGAGAGGTAATATGAATTATCAAGAAGATAAATGGGATGTTCAAATTGCTCCTATCATTTTTATTCAAAAGAATGAAGATGCCTGGCCTACTTCAGATGAAAGTTCTCCTGGGCTTCCTCCTTTAGTTTTAAATCATTTTCCAGAAGATATTACTAAAGATGAAGTAACTGAAGGGGATTTACCTAAGGATTATAAGAATTATGAAGTTCCAATGTATGATGCTGTCGATGTTTCATTGCTTGAAGGTTCTGAAATGGAAGGTACTCAAGACGAAATAGACTGGAATAAACAAACATCTAAATGGACTAATCGTAAGGAAGTCAGACCTAGGGATAAGTACATAAAGATAAGAGTTAGATATTCTGGTAAAGATTTAGCTATTATTACAGCACTAAAAACATTATATACTATAAGTTATGCTTAAGAAACAAAGAAGAGTTAAAAAGTGGCAGAATGGAGGGTTTAATACCCTCTTCTCTGCGGCTGGATTAACACAAAACGGAACCTCCACTATAATGCCTCAACCTCCAGCAATAGGAACACTAAAGCCGTCCGGAGGGAAGTCTGTTACTAAGGGTATATTCAGTAAAGCTAATATAGGAAACACAATGAATATTGCTGGGCAGGCTGCTGATATATTAAGTAGTTTTATTCCTAAAAAAGAACAATCAGGATTAACTACAGGGCTAAATGCTGGATATGATGCTGTAGCAAACGGAGTTGGAATGATTCCCGGAGTTGGTACTGTTGTTGGTGGAGCGATGAAAGTTGGAGGATTGTTGTCTGATGGACTAACTGCATTAGGAGTTGGTACTGACCAAATGACTACTGCTGATAAAATATTAGATAGTAAATTTTTAAAATTAACTCCTGTAGGATTAATAAATTCCATCGGAGCTAAAAAAGCTGATACTATATACAAAGACAATGAGACATGGGAACAGCAAGGTTCTGCCTATGGAGGTTCTTTGGATAAGGTAGATAATGCACTTACAAAGTCTGGAAAAAAGTATGGCCTTTTCAGCAATAAAGGTAGAAAAAAAGCGAATGCTCAAATTGCAGAGGCTAAACGTCAACAAAATTTAGTGGCAGGCATTAATGAAGAAGCCCAAGATGCTTTTCAATCTCAAGCTGGTTCAATAGATATGTTAAATAGAAGAAATGCTTTAGCAATGGCTGGAGGATACCAATCTAGAGGAATGAGAGTGGGAAAAGTTGGAGTAAAATTGCCTACGTTAGAAGAAATTCAAAAGGCTAGATTAACAGTATCTAAATTTCAAAAAGGAGGAAAGATGAATGTAATTCCAGACGGAGCTTTACATGCTCATAAAAATCATATGGATGTAGACGGAATTACTTCTAAGGGTATACCAGTTGTTACAGAAGAAGATGGAGGAGTTATTCAACATGCGGAAATAGAGAAAAACGAAATTATTTTTAATAAAGAGGTAACTGAAAAGTTAGAAGCTTTAGCTAAAAAGGGAACTGATGAAGCTGCTATTGAAGCAGGAAAAATTCTTGCGAGAGAAATAATGGAAAATACTCAGGATAATACTGGATTAATGAGAGAGGTTACTATATGAAAATAGAAATTGGAGACAAAGTTTATAATGTAGAAATTGCCAGAACAGAGGAGGAAAAGATGAAGGGACTTCAAGGTAAGACATCTTTAGCTTCAGACGAAGGAATGTTATTTATATATGAAGAACCTGATACTGTTGCTTTTTGGATGAAAGACACTGATATACCCCTTGATATAGTTTTTATAGATGAAGATGAAGAAGTTATTTCTGTTAAGCAAGGTATACCTAACGACGAAACATTACTTGAGGAAAACGATGTAATGTATGTGTTGGAAGTCAATCAAAATTCTGGAATTCAACCTGGGGATGAATTGGATGAAATTGACGATGATGATTTAAATATACCTACAATGAAAGTACTTGCTCCTGATGGTTCTACTCAAATGGAATTAGAGGGTGGAGAACGTATTTTTAGTAGAAAAAATACAAGAACTTTGATTAAGATGGCTAAACGAGCATATTCTTCCGGAGCCGATAAAGATTATAAGGCTTTAGGAAAAAAAGTCTTTAAATATCTTCATACACAAGATACAAATACTCCTGAATATGTAGATGCGCCTAAGAGCAAAGAAGATTGATATACTCTACTAAGAACAAATGCAGATTATCAAATAAATATTTGTTTACTTTGATATGTCTGTAAATATTATTAACTTTGTCGAGTATTTAAACGTTTAATATAAAAACACTGAAATTATGGAAGTAAAACCAAAAGTTAAAAAATTTCAAGAGGGAGGTCCAGCTCCTGCACCTGCTGACCAACCGATGCCTGCTGAACCTCAAGAAGGGGCTCCTGTAGAAGGTGGAGCAGACCAAATGTTAATGCAATTAGCTCAAATGGCTGCAGAGGCTCTCCAAAGTGGAGATTGCAATACTGCTTTATCAGTTTGTGAAGCTTTTATGCAATTAATTCAACAATTTACGCAAGGACAAGCTGGTCCAGAAGCTCCTCAAGGTGAACCCGTCTATAGAAAAGGTGGGAAATTAGTAGGTAGAATTAGAAAGTGAAAGTTTAAAAGGAGTGTACAGATTTAATGTATGCTCCTTTTTTGTTATAACCTAAATAATATATGGCACAAGCGATAAGAAAATTCCAAGGAGGTGGCGGTGTCAATCAAGGTAATAATATTGTTGAGAAAGAAACTCCTGAGGTTAGACTTTTCAAAGTAGACAATAGAGATATAGCAACTGACGATTTAATTCGTAATGCTAGTTCCAATTTAGAATCTTATTTGGAAAGTACTGGATGGAGCAGAAAAAAGAAGGATGCTTTTAGGGAGTCTTATGGAAATTATATAAAAGCAATTGATGCTGGAAATATTTCTTCTAGAGACCTTACAAGAAATTGGGTAGATTCTTCTGGAGTTCTTTCTAATACTACTGGTCGAGGGTTTGATGCTAATGGAGCTGTAGCTCATTACTTAGACCAAATAGTAGATGTTATTCCTGATTATATAAAACCTACCACAAATACTGAAAAGCCTAATCCTAAATTAGATTTCGGAACAGGCTTTAGAAAAAGATTATCTGATAAAATTTTTGGAGGAAATTCCTATAACAAGGCTGTCTGGTATGGAAAAGACCCTGTCGATGAAACTACTAGAAAGAGAGGAATTGCAAATAGATGGAAAGATTATGTATCCGTGTTTAATGAATACGCAGACAGTTTACTGAACGACCAAACTGTAAACCTGGAAGGTACTGCATTCCAAAATAGAGATGATTTAATAGCTAGAATCAATGCAGCCAAAGCGGAGTTAAATAATACTGATTATAACAATGCTGATTGGGAAAAGTTAGCAGCGTTAGGAGTTAATATGGACGACTATAAGGATTGGTTTGGAGAAGTTGATACAGATGTTTCTCAAACTCCTTCAGATAACTTAGAAGGAAAGCAAAACACTGACTCTGCAAAATATAATAAGAAAATCACCGACTCTGGATTGCTTGCCAGAATGGACGATAAAGGAAATACATTTTATTTAACTCCTGAAGGTAATAGAATTCCTAATGGGATTATTTCTAAGGTATTTAATCCACTATTAGACCAATTTGAAGGCTGGTATTCCGTAGATGGGCAATTATATGACCCTAGTGAATATTCAAAATGGGGCAAGGATATAAAGGATTCTTATGATAGACTTTTAAATCAAGAAGATTTAAATACTATTTGGACTGACCCTTTATATGATTCTCTTAGAAGTTCTCACGGGTTTACACATATGCTGGATGCAAGTTCTTTCTTTGAGGGATTAAAGCCCGGCGAATTAATTAGAGCTTATACTAAACCTAAAGCAGGTGATGCTTCTAGTTATAAGACTCAATTTTATCAAAACATAAACGGAAAACTAGTTCCAGTTGTAGTTGATTATGATAAAAACAATGACCAATATTTTATCAATAACAATGGAACTACAAGAATGATTGGAAAAGCTAGAGCTGCCGGAAGTCCGATTGCTGAAGGAAGCAATGAAAAAGTAGGATGGGGCAGAATAAGTCAATATTCTTTATCCAATAATCCTTATTCACAAGAAAATATCACTGGGCTTTTAAAAAGAATTTCTTCTTATCCTGAACTTCTTAAAAACAGCAAAGTAAGAGTTTGGTTAGAAGACTTATATAAAGCCAAAGACCAAGGTTTGCTTGACAGTTATACCATAGACGGAAAGCCCTTAACTCGATATATTCAACCAGGAGCAATAAATGCAATATTAGTCCCAAATTCAAATAATAATCCATTACGAATCATTAGAGACCAAAATGGACGCATTGTAGATTACACCTTTGATAAAGTATCTGATAAAAAAGAAAAAGAAAAAACTCAAGGTTATGCAAACAATGTTCCAAGTTTTTTACGCCCTAGACCTGTAAAACCATTATTTAGAAATGGAGGAGTAGTAAAAAACCAATGGGGAGGAACTGTTGATAGAATAGTCGATACTAACGTTCCTGTTGTAAAGGATGAAAATCAAGCTAAAAAAGACTCTGAAATAAATGAACGTGCAGCAAGAAGTTATGAGAAAGCTAATGGGAATGTGTCTATCGGAAATGTACTGAATGGAACATTATCTGCTGATGAACAAGCTTTAATTGATGCTGGTGGAGTTATTAAAACTTCCGATAAAGTAAAACTTGGGGCAGCTATTACGGATTTATTAAGTGCTGGATTAGGATTTGTTCCTGGAGCTCATGTTGCTTCTGCAGTAGCCGGAGCAGGTTCTTCATTAGCTACGTTCGGAGCTGATGTATCAGATGGACTTGATTGGGGAGATGTGGGAAATCTAGGAGTTAACTTAGGATTAGATGCTGTATCTCTCATCCCTGGATTAAAGACTGTAAAGGCAGGGAAAGCTTTAAAAACTATTTCTAAATTGGTTCCGGCAATAAGCACTGTATTAGCTGTATCTGGGGCTTTCGATGAAGAGCAGAGGGCTTCTATATCCAATACTTTAGCTAAAGTAGGAAATCTCAATGTAAAAGATTTGAATACTAATGACTTTAAAAATCTGTCTTTAATTGCAAGCACTTTGTTAGGTGCTAGAAATTACGCTAAAGCAGGAAACTCAAAAGCTGCAAAATGGATAAGGGGAGAAAGACGACTTCCCTCACAGGAAAAAACTGTTCAAGTATTGGTAAAAGGAGAATCTACTCCATTAAATGTAACTCTTAAAAATTCTCAAGTAGTCGGAAAATCAACTGAAGAAATCAAGTCTGCAGCAATTAAAGCTGCAAAACAAAAACTTGTTTCCGAAAGAGGATTATCTAAAGAAGGGGTTGATAAATTAAATGATGATGTTTTAACAGTTGTAGAAGGAAGAAAGAAATATGGATTATGGGGAGAAAGAAATATTCCTGCCAAAGAAGTTCCCGGACAAACATATTCCAAACAAGGATTTATTAGAAAAGCTTTAGGGCTTACTCCATATAAAGCAAAGGGTGCGGACAAACTCATCTTCAGGCGTTATTCTCCAGAATATGAAGCCCTTATGGAACGTAAAAATTCTATTCAGTTAGCTCCCACTTATATAATTAAAAATAAGCCAAATCATATTCAGCTACCTAAATATTTAAATCCCAAAACTCCAAGTTCTTCTATACCTATGATATTTAGAAACAACTCTTTTACACAAAGAGGTCAAAATATGTATCAGGCTCACTTGAAGCGCAATCAATACCTAAATAATATAGGTGCTAATTATATGGAACCTTGGTATAATCCTGGGGCATATAAAAAAGGGGGAAAAATTCCTAAAGGACAGCGCGGTCTAATTACAGGAGTTAAACAATTAAAAGGAAATTGGTATAATGATATATATACTCCTTATTCTCAGGGATTACTTGATTCATTAAAGTCAGGAAAAATCACTTATCAAGACATTAATGAAATGCAAAGACGTCACTCAGGATTGTATAGAGATTGGGGAGTGAAAGGAGATTCTTATAAGGGAGACAATGTAAGACAATACCAAACAGACATTAATAACAGTTTTGGATACGTGAATAGTAAAGGAATTGGTAATGCCTTTAATTCCGGAAGATATGGAATATCAAAAACTGCTTATACCGGAGACAATCCTAATAAAAATTATGTAGCAGATGGATATTATAGTAGTATTACAGACGATAGACGTTTATTGGGAAGGGAAGGGGACTATACTCCAGAACAACTTCAGCAAGTTCAAAATACATGGAGAAATGCTGGATACAATATGGATTTAGATAAAGATACTGGATACTATATGTTAAATCCTGTAACTGATTCCTCTCCAGAACTAATAGACGATTCTGTACCAGATGTTGCAGCTACTCCTCAGGACATCAAAACTCGTGTCGCTTCTAACACAATAGGTAAAGAACCTAATGGTGGATTTAGTTGGGGAAATATATTTTCTAAATTAAATCCGGCTACATTTATGGGAATTGGACGTTTAGCAGGAAATATATGGAATAATAATCGAGTTGCTAAAGAAACTATGAAAGGGTTAAAGCCTCTATATATTGATACTTGGGAGGTTCCTAGACAGGTAGTTGGGGATTTAGCAACTAAACAAGCATATTATGGTCAAGCTGCAGGGCTCGAGTCATTAGCTGCAAGACCTAGAACATCAGATGCTTCTCTTCAACTCGCGGGACAATTAGAGGCTGGCGATAGAGCAGCAAGACTTAGAATGGAAGGAGATTTGATTGATAATCAACGTATTAGAGAAACTAGTGAAGCTGCTTGGCAAAATACAAGAGATGCTGTTGCACGTAGAAGTGAGGTTTCCAATAGAAACCGAGCTTCAGCGCTAGGTATTGATAAAGCTAAGCATGATATTAACGCAGCCAGAATGTCTGCAAATTGGACGTCTTTAGAAAACTTTATGAAGGAGAAAGAGTATAAAGCTACTATGAATAGGGATAGGCAAAACCAATTTCAACTAGGAGTTGCTCAGCAAGGTATCCAAGATGCAGCTAATGCTAGACTTGAACCTTTGAGACGTCAATTACAAGCAATGGAGGATAAAGGAGAGGATTATACTAAATCACCGCTTTATCAACAATATCAAAGACTTGTCGATTCTACAAGCAGAGATGTTCAGGCTCAAACTAATAGAGCTTATGCCGATATTTACGGATGGAAACTTCCATCAGTAAAGTGGCAAGCACGATATAATAAAAAAGGTGGAGCATTAACTTATGCAGAACGTTCAAATTTGCAGAAACAAAAGGATATTTCTGCTGCAGAGAGACAAAATGCAAAACTTTTTCAAAGAACGATAGAAAAGTCTATAGATACCAACGTAAAAATGATAAATAATTTATCGTCTGTATCTAAACAACTTATAATTAAATCAATGACTTATGAACCTAAAACCGGTGGTTAAGATGCAAAGTGGGGGCGGGATGCCCCCATTTACTTATTATGTTCCTCTCGGAATGACTTCTCCTGTTCAAACAGATACTGCATCAGTAACTAGTTCTGAACTTACAAAATCTTCCAGTGAAGGAATTACTGATAAGGATGTATTAAAAATGGTAGGAGATATTGATGCTTTACCAAGCGACACTAATAAAATTATTAATGGATTAAGCTGGATATATAGAGGGGATAATCTATTCTCTAATGGTAGAATTAATGCATCTAATATAAGTTCTAGATATTTACAAGCATTAAAGCAAGTAAAAAACGCTGCTTTTAGCAGAAAAGAATATGATTCGGCTTTTGAAACTGTTCAAGAAAATGGAGGATTAAACGAAATTGCTATTTCTAATACAGGTAAAGTTGTAGTTCAAGACGAAGAGGGAAATATGAAACAAATTTCTCCAGATGAATATTTAAACAATCAGGATAAATATTTTGCTTTAAAAAATTCCGACTTGCTTTATTTACGTGCTCATAATGACCAAATGGCAGGAAAAAATGAAGTTTTCAATGTAGTAAAAAATGGAATCGGAATGTCTGCTATAAATAAAGCTATTCAAGATACTATTACTAAAATAGGAAGTACAACCGTTTCTAAAGAGGGCTATGCTCATAAGAAAGGAGATAAGATTCTTCAGGGTTTAGAGCATTTGCAACAGTTAGTAAATGAAGGTGCTGATTTGTCGGGACTTGGATTGGATGGAATTTACAAAACTGGACTTCTTAGTAAAAGTCAAATGCAACAAGCTGCTGATGCAGTCAAGTATATAGCAAGTACATTAGATACTAATGCAATGACGCTACTTGAGCTTAAGTCAGGAAACAAAGATAATCCTAGAAGGGGAGCTTTAGACTTAATTACTACAATGGTTACTAGTCAATTAGATAATACAGTTGATTTTAAACTCAATTTTGAAGATAAACTCACAAAGGATGCAAATGGAACTGGGGATGATGGCAGTGGAGGTAGAGGAGAATTAAAACAACTTGATGCTATTGCTAGTGGAATTGCGACTCAACAAAAAGATTTTATATTAAATCCTCATTCTAATTATCAGCTCGTTGCTCCTCAATCTAATTGGTGGACAGCTCCACAAGATGTGGAAACCGGAAAAAGTATAGGTTCAGACACATTAGCTTCTCTATTACAAAAATCTGGTTTTGATTCTTTAATTTTACAAAACTCAATATATTTTGGTTCAGATAAAGTAGACCCTACTGCGGCGAGCAGTGTAATAGTAGACCCTGCAGAAGGTGTTGCTCAAGTATGGCTTCCATATACAGAAACTTCCAACGGAGGAATTGCTCCTAACTATGCTTTATTAGATACTATTAAAAGGGTAGAAGATAGTCTTTCGAGAAAGGGAAATGTTTCCGATTTAGAAAGACGTCAAGCATATAAAGCAGAGGGTATAGAACAATACTGGAATGTTATGAATGACCCAAGAACTGCAGGAGAACAAGGACTTCTTCGTCCGTTCTTAGCAATGACAGGAGTCGCTCCTGATACTACTGCAACTATTGGTGGTATAGTCACTGACCAAAATAAAGCTGTCGATAAACTTAGAGGAGATGAAGAAGCTAGTTGGAAAAAACATATGATGGAGGTTCTTAATAGTCCAGAGAAGAATGCCGGAAAGAAAGGACACAACAAAATAGATTCATGGTATGAATGGGAATGGTTAGGAAATACTTCAGATATGTTTAGAGGAACAATATTAATGCCTCTTGCGGGAGATAGAATCAGTGTTGCAACAAGAACTGGAAATATAAATCTTCCTAAACCTATGTTTGATGCAAGACGAGTTCAACAACGAGGTCAGATACAAAGTAATTTCAAACCTATGGGACCTACAAATTTTAATAAGTAACAATGAATAATGAACAACAAAACGATTGGTTAGCAACAATACTTTACAACCCAGACAAAGATTTTGCAAATTTTAAGGCAGCAGGTCTTGATGCTTCTAATACTACCTTGGGAAGTAGGGATTCTTATTTAGATATCCCTGCTGTTCAAGAACAGTTTAAAGATTCTGAAGGTAACTTTGATAAAAAAGCGTTTGACCAATTCTACGATAGTGCTAATCGAACTTATAATACATTTGTGCAAGACGATTTAGAGGACAAATTTCTTCACAAGTTAGTTGCAAGCCCTTTAGATATTTTTTCTGATAGTGAATCAGCAACTCGTACTCCATTGTTTGTTGTACAAAAAGTATCTAATCCTACGTTAAAATCTCAAGGATTAAATGGATTGTTTGGAGAAGGGATTGGAACTTTATCCATGAGACAAGCTGCGCAAACGCAAAGAGTATTCGATACTAAATCTGGAAAAGAATTAGATTGGACTCCAGATGACGATGATAAAAGTGGATTCTTCGACTTTATGTTCATTGACCCATTAATAGAAGCCAGATGGGAAGAGGATGGATTTCACGAAGACGCAGAAGGAAGAAGAATTAAACACTACAAAGGAGATTATAAACTTAATGCTAATGGAATGCCCTACTATGAAACCTTAGGAGATAGAGACGCTGCAGGTAAAAATTTTTTGCATTGGACAGATACTCTTACTTCTACCGGTTCTAAGTGGGAAAAATACAATTTTTTAGCTTCGGATGGAGTTGAAAAAAGTGCTCTTGGAACTACTTTAAAACTTGCGGCAACAGTTGCTCCTATGCTGGTTCCATACGTCGGACAAGCTTATGGAATTGCTACTGGTGCTATGTACTTTGGACAAGCTCTTTCTGTATTTGGAAAAACTTTAATAGACACAGTCTCCGACAGTGATGCGGAGGATAGACCCGGAGTATGGAAGTTACTTAATAAGACAGATGCGTTTGTGAGAAAATTTGATTCTTCTACAAGCGATGAGGGTAGTCAAGGAATGTTTAATTACGAACAATTTGCTACGTTAATTAGTGATGTAGTAGGGCAATTATATCAGCAACGTTCTATTGCTAAAATTCCCCAATGGATTGGATGGGATGGAGGAGCTGCGCGAAAAGCTAAAGCATTTGTAGATTCTCACGAATCTGATTATGTGAGGAAATATGGAAAAACATTGAGACAGGCAATTGCTGATGGCGATGTTGCTCCTGATTATAAAAATTTAGTGGATAATGATTTGCTAAATATATTAACTGATTCTCAACTTGCCGTTAGTAAATTTGCTAAAAACAGCTCTCAATTCTACATGGCTATGACTCAAACAAAAGACATGTATGACACATTTAAAGAGAATGGTTTTAGTGATGCTACTACAGCAATTGGAATGGGAGCTGCTCTTTATGGATTTAACAAACTATTTAATACCTCTCTCGGAGAAGTTGCGTTAAGTGGTCTTGGCTTAGACGAGTTAAAACAAGCTAATAAAAGAATTGTAAAAGGATTTATTAACGAATTAAAACCTCAGCTAGATTTAGTTGAAAAGGGCGCTGGAGCAGCGTCTAATGCAGGAAAACTGAAATGGATAAAGAGTTTAGGAACTAAATTCAAAGACTTTTATGAAAAACATGTAGTTTCAGACCCCGAGGGGTGGATTGCTAACTCCCTAAAAGAATCAGTAGAAGAGGTCTCTGAAGAAGCATTACAGGATGCTATATTTGAGGCTAGCAATAAGCTCGATTGGGCTTTTAATCAACTTGGATGGACTCCTAAAAAAGGACATTATAGCTTCATGGCTAGTAGTCCTCTAGAAAGATATTTCATGTCTGCTTTAGGTGGAGCTGTAGGTGGAGCTATTTTTCCTGCAATAACTAAGATGGAAAATCTTAGAGATGGAATTCAAGAAGTTCAGAAGAAAATACCAGAATCTTTAGCAATGGATATAGCAACTACCATTAGAAATAATGGAGTAAAAAAATCCATTGAATATATAAAAAAAGCAATGGATAAAGGAGAACTTGGTTCTACTACTTTATCTATGAATTTAATAACTAATAAAACTAATGACGGGCAAGTATATTACGATGTGGCTAAAACTAGGGAGGAAAGTCAAAACAATGTAATAGGTAATTATCTGATTAGTTATTTGAATTCTATAGATTCTATCATTAATGCTGAAGGCTATAATATGAAAGATTCAGAAATAATCGATAACGCGCTAATGAAAGACTCTAGACTTGCTAAACTTGCTCAAACTGGAGCCGGAGAGGATATTTTATGGGATTTCAGAGAACAATTAAAAGGATACATTGATGCTACCGTAGAGTTACGTTCTGTAGGAGAAAATGGAGATACTGGAACAGCTAAGAGAAAACAAGAAGAATTTAAACAAAAGCTCGATGATATTATATCTGGAAAAAAGAATGGAGAATATGTAGAAAAAATAGCTTTTAGATTAAGTAGAAGCTTAAGTAATCCATTTGTTGCTCCTGATATTTATTCATATGCAAAATATGCTAAAGGCATCAATTATTCTACTGCCACAGAAGAACAAAAAAGGGATATTGAAAAAGCTTACGAGGGATATATCAAGTTAGGAGAAGCGGACAAATTTAACTTGGGATTTGAAATGTGGAGAAATATGAAATCTGAAGTTTCTCCCGCTATATTGAGATATAGAGATTCTAAAGTCTCTACAATGAAAAAACAATTCTATAATGTAGTAGAACAATTAAATGCCTCGCAAGGAATTAGTAAATTGTCCGAAGATGAAATTGTAACGTTTAAGGACGAAGTTAGAGCTGGAAGAACAGACGACCAAATTATTACAGATAATAATCTTAATCCTAGAGAGTATGCTCTTAGCCCTACCGAAAAAAGTGAAATTGTAGACGCATATTTAACCAGAGAAATATGGAAAACTGGAGATAATACTAATAAAATGGGTCATGCTTATAAACATCAATTGACTAAGATAGTTAATTCCATGAACCATAATATGGCAGTTGGGGTTGACCCTATTCTTAATCAGAGAAGAACTGGTGAACTTCAAGTATTGTTTGAATCCATAAAAAATCTGGTAGCGCAATCAGGGTTTATCGACAATGAAATTAAGACGATAATTGATTCTGTAAAAAGTGGATATAATAAATTTAATCCTGAGAATTTTATAAGACATATCTCGGAGAGAGCGAGTATGGAATCTTTAAAAGGATTTACTATTGAAGACGAGTATGGTAGAATCCAACAAGAGTCCACTTATTTAGGAACTAATGATGAAGTGTCTCCAGATGATGTCCAAGATATTGACTTCGATAGATTAAAAACTGAAAATCCAAATTACACCGGATTGTACTACATATTCGAAAGTCCTGATGGAAATTATGCTTTAACTCAAGAACAGTTACAAGAAGCCTTCCGAGATATGTTCTATACTGAATTTAAAGGCAAGGCTTCCGATGTTTTGGTAGGAGGAATATTATCTGACGGAAATCTTTCAATGGATTCTTTGAACGCTAAAGAAAGTTTAAAAAAGAATAGTGACTATAAAAAATTCAATGAATTACTACTTGAATATCTCGGATTTGACAGTGATAGAATTGCATTAATTGGAGAAGTTGACAAATTATCTCAATCGAGCATAGTTAATAATCCTATGTGGGAAATGCTTTCTACTTTATCTCAGAATATATCTGGAGAAGATGTATTTAAGTTGATTAGGGATGAAGAAGGTAATTATTCTGGATTAAATAACTTAAGCGATTATGTTATTAGTAATAGTCTTACAAGAGACCAACTACAAGTAGCTTCTGCAGCAATTACAGTCCTTAATGAATCTATATTACCTTACCTTGTACAAGGTACAGATTTTGTCGATATGTCTAATCAATATAAAAGAAATAATGGAATGATAGAAGATATTCCATTAACCTCTGAAGAAGTTGTATTAATTAGAAAAGAACTTGATAATTTGCAACAGAAAATTTCTTGGCTTGTTTCTATATCTGATATGAATAGTTTGAGCAAAACTGCAGACAGCAACAAAACTATGAGTAGAATTAATAGTATGTATGCACTGATTTTTAGTGGAAACGTTGACGAAAGTTCTCCTCTATCTAAGTTCAAAACTATTACATATACTGACGATAATAAAAACAAGCAAAGTTTTATTACGGAGGATTTTCTTACAGGAGATGAAATAGCCACTGCAAACGACATTATTAATAGTGGAAAAAGTGATGTTTCTGCAATTTCTATATCTAACGAAATATTACTAAAAGTTCACAAACAAATATTTGATAAATTTGCTAATTTATCTTCTGACCAGAAAGAAGAAATTATTTCTCAACTGGCAAGTGGACAAGTAGTAGACTTCAACAATGCTCAATCTACTAAAATAAAGAGTAATTCCACTTATTCTGATTTGAATGAATTGGATTTAGCTCAGTATTTGATAACTATGATGGCTGTTGAGCCGGAATACTTGCAAGGAACTTTAAAACAAGCCATTTTAAATAATAAATTGCACGCTCCATTCTTTAATCAAATGCTGAGTGCTCAAGAAATGTTTGCTTTATACAAAAATCCAGATGTGTTTAATGAGTTTTTAGAAAAAGTAAATGATTTTAAACCTTTTCAAGATAAATCTTGGGAAGAGAATAATACGATTACTAAAAACTTAATTACCTTACTTGGAGGGGCAGGAACTGGTAAGTCTACTGGAGTAGCATTAACCGCATACAATATGATAAAAGTAGACAATCCTGAAGCCAAAGTTATGATAGCAGGTTCTGCAGAAGATGTTGCAGAAAGACTTGCTATAACTTTAGGAGAAAGTAAAAGCTATGACAGACTCCAATTATTTAAGGCTTTATTAACTGAAAGCGGATGGAATAAAATGAGAGACGCTATTGCCGAACTCAGAAATCCCGAAACCAATCTTGCCGATTTAGATAGAGCTAAATATTTAAAGAATGGAAAGTATTCAATATTTAATCAGGACTTTTTAACAAAAGAAGATGTGAATGTTGCTGCGATTCCAGATGTATTATTTATAGATGAATATACTCACTTTACCGGAATGGAAATTCAAGCCCTTGCAAGTTTGAATAGGTTTTTACCAGACGGAAAGAAGATGGTTATATTTGCAATTGGAGACAACAAACAAGAAGGGGCTATAAATAAGAAATCTCATGTTGATATTGATTTAGGCGGAGTATTTTTAAATACCCCAACTTTAATGGCAAGTATTAGAGCAAATAACATTCATAAGAAAGATAACTTAAGCAAAATAGGAGGATTGTTAAGTGTTCTACTTGATATGCTAGAAGCTTCTGCTCGTACAAATACTCCACTTCGTATAGATTCTCTTATGAGAGAACTGAAATCTAAAACAGTTTTAAAATACTATGAAAACGAAGAGGATGGAATTGTAACTATACATGGGGACAAGCTTTCTAATCTTTCAGAATTGACAGAAAGCTATCTTAGAAAACTAGCTAAAGGTCTAAAAGAAGGAGAAAGATTAGCTCTAATTACTGACAATACACTTTCTGAGTTTAGAACTACGGTGTTTAAAAAACTAGAGGATGCTTACCCAGGACAAGTTGTGGTTAAAGATTCTCATGATGTTCAAGGTTCTGAGTTTAAATATACGATTGTAGATGTTGAATGGGCAAACCTCAACAGTCCTAATGCTTTTCCTGGTAATTTACGATATTTCTATACTTTAATGAGCCGTTCTTCTGACGGAAACATAGTAATTAAAAAAGATAGAAATATAGTAAATAAAGCAGATAAAGCTAATACTACAAGTACTTCTGAACTTAAACAAGAGGACATCTCTAATTATAAAAACACTATGTTAGAGATACTCAAGGGTAAGGCTGAGGAGAAAACAGAATCTGAAGAAGAAATTACTGGAGATAATAACATTGCTCCTACAGTAACTGAAATTCCGATTAATCCAGAATCTTCTAACAGAATAGAACCTATAATAGATAAAGCCGATGAACAAGAAGCTGTTAACCGAATTGAAGCTAAAGAGGCGGATGAGAGAGCTGCGGTTAAGATAGAGAACGAAGAAATAAATGCAATTAAAGGGGATAAGAAAGGAAATCCTGGATTGAAAGCAGTAACTTTTCAGATGAATTCCTTTTATAATCATTTAGCGTTAAATATTGAGGATAACGGAGTTGTTTCAACACTTCCTATTACCAACGACATTTCAGAGGATTTACAAGGATTTTCTGAATTTATCAACGGAAAGACGTTAGAAGATATAAGAAATATGACACTCTATGGAGCACATGACGTTGATTTGTTAAAATCACTTGCTTATATACGCTCATTATTTATGAGAAAAAAAGCTGAAACGAATCAGTTATTAAGCACTAAGCTAGCTCCTGCAAGTGACTATTATAGAATACTCAGACCTTTTATTGAAAGATATTTCGATGGAGATTCTAAATCTAAGTTATTAGCTTTTAAGACTGCAGTTTTAAAAGGAAACTTTCTATTTAAAATTACCAAATTTAAGCCTGGATATGATAATGCTTATAATGTAGAAAATTTCGAACCTTTAAAACAGGATACTTTATTTGGAAGGATAGTTTTTCAACTTCCCACTGATAAAGGAAATTTGGATATTACTTTAGGTTCTACTTCAGACTTTAATAAAATTATAGAAAATTCAGAGTATAAAAGCTTAGTTGATATACTTAAAGATAAAAAGACTTTATCTTCTAAGATAGATACTAAGGGTCAAGTTTACTATAGACTTTCTGATTTCGACGCAATTAAAACTAACATATCTTACGGACAAAATATATATGGGTCTGGGTATAAATGGAAACCGGAAGTTAGAAAGAAATTTAACAGAGGTAACACCTTAGATAAGACTAAGTATTCACATCCTGAATTACAATTTAGTCAAATTTATTATGATGCAGACCAAGATAGAGGTTTAGGAAAAAAATCTGTTACTAAAGGATATCCAGTTGTATTTGTATCTGATGACTTGTGGGGACAGAGTCCTGGGGAATTGCTTGGAAAGCACTCTGAAAAGATTTCCACTATTCTATCTTATCAAAATACAGAAGAAAGAAGACCTCCAAGAGATGTAGTATTTGGAGTGAGTAAAGCAGCTTTAAATATGAGAGGTCTTACTATAAGAGAGTTTTTTAGTGAATGGAGTAATATGGAAGAAGGTCGACAAGGTGGAAAAATTTACGGAGTTGGGGAATTTGGACGACTTGCTAGACCTGTAGAGGCTGCCAGATTTCTTTACAGTCTTGCTGCATTACAAGCTGCTACAGTTGAAGAAGTAGAAAAATATAATGCGAGAATAAAGACTTTCAATGATTCTTTAGTTCTTCCTGAAGAAGCCGATTGGGTTAAATCTCCTATTGCTGTAGGAACTGATGGAAAAGTAGATGAGATAGAGTTAAATAAAATTAAGGACTCTATTAAAGACATCTTTGATGATTTAGAAACTCAATTTCCACAATTGAAGGTTGGTAAATTATTTAACTCTACAACTAAAATTGTTGGAAGATACAAGAATGTAAAGAAAACTGATGAAAGTAATACTGAGAGTAATCCATATACTATAAAAAGTATATCAGAGTATCGCACTCAACCCGTCTCCCCAGAAGCTGTTATTGAATTATTTGAAGATATAGGTTTAATAACCAAACATAAAGCTGTTGATTCTGGTATAGTTAAAATTTTAAATGGATTGGCAGGAGAACATAGAAACATGACTAAGCTACTTGAAAAATTAACTGACCCAAACAACGACATCTATAGTTCCCCTGAAATTCCAGACGTTTATAGAACAGGCTCTGAGAATTTTAATCAAACAGCCAAAACCTCTGCTGTAAATACTTTTATAGAATTACAGACTATGCTAAGTGAATATGCAATTAATACTACTGGAGCTTTAATTCCTATTATTAGAAAAGGATTAATGGCAGGATTTACTTCATCTAGTTCAGTAATTAGAAGGTTACTATTTAATCATTTAGGTGTAAGAGATAGTGGTAAATGGTCAGTATTCCAAAATGCTATTGATTACGCAGGTCTTTACAAATTTGGTGTATGGACTAATGGTTTGGATTCTTCGAATGTAAAAGAACCTCAAAATGGATACTTTATATCTCCGTTACGCGATGTAGATTTGTATTTTGATGGTCCAATACAAGCTCCTAATTATTATGTTAACTATGATGCAGTAGATACGAGTGCAGAGTTTGAAGTAAATAAATCTCCAGAGATTGTTGCGGAAGGAACTCCAGAAGTTGTCGTCAAAAACTCAACTTCTCAGGAATTAGAAGATAACAATGCATTAGACAACGCTAATAAAAATTTACAAGAATCTATTAGGAGTTCTATAGAAAATAATGTATCTTTGCAGAAAGATGAAATTTTAGGAGTGGTTAATGCTGCTATTGATTCAAATATAGTTCCTACTGGAAATACTCTAGAGGAAAAGATAGCATCTTATAAAACTCAATTGGCATCTAAAATACGAGAAAACTTAAGAGTAATGCCTAGACGACTTTTCGTAAATTTAAACGGCATTGTTTCTGTATCCCCTACATATTCTCTGTCCGGAGATTCTGAAGTGGTTACAGATGTGGATAGCGAAGTTACATTATCTAATTTTATCACTAAGAATGAACTACTTGCTGGAACAGATATAAGCTCAGTTATGTTAAACCCAGAGGATATTAAGTATAATGAATCTGATGAAACATTCTCTATTAAGGTAAATGGTTATACTTATACATATTCGTATGATGGAAACCTAGGAATCGAAGAGATATCTGTTACTCAAGATGAAATTATTCAAAATACAGAACAAGAATTAGAAAAATATAAAAGTATATTCACTAAAGGTATTCAAGATGCCATAAATGAAGGAACAAAAACTGTAGATATTACTAAACTTAGTAAAAAGGAACTTATTACCTATAACAAATCCGCTAAAATTGCAAATACTCTAAATTCATTTAATCCTAAACAATTGGATGAAATTATTAACAGAGGATTTGCAAGTAAGGAAGCAGGATTTTTAGATATTGTAGAACAAGTAACAGGATTGGAAATTACACCGGAACTAAAAGCTATATCTAACATGTTCACCTCTTTAAGAACAGAATATGTTAACGATAGAGACGGAAAATCTAATTGTTAATGGCAAATTGTAAAACATTACCATCTCTAGAAGAGATAGGAGCTGCATATGATGCAGCATTTGAAACTCTTCCAGACGATTTATTAGGAACAGTTGAAGGTAGGAGAGAATTTATCTCTTCTGCCTTAAACTATTTAAAAGATGATTGTGCTGTCGTTCCATCTAATCAAAGTTTGCAAATGATTATTAAAGAACTCATTACTTACGATTCTGAGAGTTATGAGGGAGCAATGGAATTTGCAGATAATGTAAGCGATGTAGAAACTTTCGTTACAGAAAATTGGAATGAAGTGTCAATAAATGAAGATTCAAAAAATATAGCTCCAGAGGCTAACGACTTCCCACAAGCTCCAATTCCATCGTTGAGAGATGGATTGAGTACAGTATTTGATAATATAAATGACCAGGAAAGATTTATTAGACTTTATCAAAATGATATTGTTCGGTTCTCATTTGTTAATTATAACGGAAAAAATGGACCTGAGTTAGTGTCTACCACAAGAGAATTAAATACTTCAATTAGAAATTATAAAAATGAATTGTTCCAATCCTTAGCTAAGGATTTAGGACAACCTACTACTTCAATGTATATTGGAGAAACATTTCAGGTAGACGAATATAACAAATTAATTGATGATGCCAGAATATTCTTCTATCCTTACACAATTGAAGGTATATTTAAATCTGATGATATAAATATCATCAATGCGTATAATAAATTTGTTATGCTTACTAACTTCGATAACTTCCTTTATAAACATAGCAAAGATTTAATTCAGGTTGCTAGAGGATTTATGGGAGGGCATGTTGAACCTAGAGCTGGATATAAATATACTTACAACTTAGGAAAGCATATTAAACAAGATTATAACAATGAACTTCAAGACATGAATGAACATGTTAATAGCGCTGTTCAATTATTTATTAATTCTTTACCTATATTGGACTCTAACGGGACTCCTACTGGACAATTTGTAGAGTTCAAAACTTTTCAATCTTTAATTAGAATTTTTAGAAATATTTCTGAATCTAATGATGGAATCACTAGAGAAATTAGAAATAATCCAAGAGAAGCTATAAAAGAGATTGTAAAAATAGCTTATAACAATAGGCGTACTTATTTTACTGGAAATGATGCTACATTATATCCTGCATTTAATAGTATATATCATTATATTTTTAATAAAAATAATCCTTCCAGTTTAGCTGCGTTAGAAAGTAGTATTACATCTCCAGACCAGATGAATATTTATTCTATGATTTTAAATCATATTAATAAAACCTCTCCAGTAAGTTATTTGCAATATAAATATAACACAGATACGGGAGCATACGTAGTAAGTTACCTTGATAGTGAAGCCATTTCTCAAAAACAGTCTGACTTGGAAAAGCACTTGATGATTCAAAGTAAGTTTGACAATTATATTAGTATGTTTGCAGACCATGGGATTTCTGTAAACGAAGACCAATACAACCAAGTTGTAAGTGTTGACTTTAATGTTGGAGGGGCTAATTATAACTTTAATCTTACATCTCAAAATCTTACAAGAAATGGAAGCTTAGTACAAGATTTTAAATCTGATATACTTGGAAACAAGCAAGGCTGGAGTGATTTCTTATGGGATGTTTTAGAAAGGCCAATTGATTCCACTTTTTTAGAGACTGCAGTTGAAATTAACAACAATGAAGATTTAAAAGGATTTGTCAATGTGGCTGTGGCTACTATTATTAGTGCAGAAATACAAAACAGAGCAAAGACAACAGGTAACACCGTTAAGGAATTACTAGAAGGAGAATTTTCTGCAGTGTTACCTGAAGGAAGTAAATCTAAGGTTTATTACGAACCTAATCTAGAATCTCCTAGAATTGGAGGTATTTTAAACTCTCTGTCAGGTTTAAAGGCTCTCAGTAGAACAATAGCTGCTAATAATAGAGACACTACTAAAAGCTATGTAAAAAATGCAGAGGGAAACAATCTCCCTAAGTATCGTTTAACGAGTGCAGGTAATGATGATGCCTATATATTAAATGATGTAAGAGAGCAAGCAGCGTTGGAACCAGAACATCCTATGAATTCCAACTTATTTATCACTGTTGATGGATTACTAAAAGGAACTGCATTAAAAACAGATTTTACCAACTCAGAAGGTCAAACAAAAAATATTTTTAAAATGCAGGCCAACGAGTTGTTATACTCTCAATTTGTTTTTGATTATTTACAACCAAGAAATAAAAATATTGCTGACAGACAGTCTAACGAACTTGCCGGAATGGTTGCAATTCAACCTACAACATATTCAGACAAATCTAATATTTGGGTTAAATTGATAGACATGGATGCCAAATTTACTTATAGGGATATCTATGGTAATGAGGTATTTACTAATAAGAGTCTTGGAGAAATGTCGGCAGACGAACTTAATCAACTAAGATTCTCTACACTACATGGAATGTATGAGGGCTTATCAAGACAGCTGATTAGCGACTACAAGCTTTTATTTTTAGCTACCCAATTAATTATTCCTGACGAACATAGTGTGGGAATTACTGTTGCTGAGTACGAAGCTTTACCTCCGGAAATGAAACCCTTGTTTGAAGAAACTAAAGAATTTATCGGAGACGATATTCTAACAGTTTATGATTATAAGGAAAAGTTAACTTTAGAAGATTTTATTCCTTTACTTTCTAAACTCGATGAAAGAAGAATACATCAGGCAATTTTAAATATCCAAAAATCTGGATATGATATTGAGATTCTTCCGGAAGTTCATTATAGCAAAACTAAAAAAGGAATACAATTTAACACTACTTTATTAGAAAATATAAAGAATTATTCTCTAAGAGACCCTTCTAATAAGTCTACTGTAAATAATATTCCCGATTCTTATTGGAACAAAAAGAAAGCAGAGGATAAATTATATGCATTAACATTAAAAATGAGTGATGTTAAATTTGATTTATATGATGAGAACGGTTCTGAAATTAAGACATTAACAAACAATATAGATATGTCAGCTCTTCAATCGGACTTCATCAACAAATTAACACCTCAATCGAAGCAAGTTTTATTTGATAAACTGAAACTTACTTCTGATGACCAAGTGACTTATCAAAATATCTGGGTAGACAGTAGAGCTCAGAGATTAAACAATTACTATATTCTTAAGAAAAATGGGAAAAAGTACGATATTGTGGATAATGTAGACTTAATGGATAAGGCTGCAGATTCAAATTATGAAGTATACTTAAATCCTGAACTTAACTCGTTCAAATCTTTAGACAATTTAGTAAGTGATAATTATAATACAGCTACCATTGGACTACCATTTTTACATCCAGCTAAAGGGGCCACTACAAGCAATGAAGCCCCCACTTTAAATAAACTGGTAGAAGAAGCCGCACGTACTACAGCGATGTATAAACGTGGTGTAGTAGTTGGAGCAACAATCCACCCTTTCATTAAGGGAAAAATCACTGGAATTCCTGAAAGATATAAGTTAGCTGTTATAGAAGACTTATCTACTCCAGTATTTAATATACAAGGAGATAGTGATGGCGCTAAACAATTTGACGGCGGCATCTTTCTACATCCTATGATTGCAAGATATGAACAGAATTCTCTTGAAGAAATCGAAATGAGTCCAATTCATAGAAAACCTCTAGGATACTTTTCTATGTCTAGGTACTTGTCTTCAGGACTATTAAAATGTGCTACCTTCGCTGTTACTAATGAGTACATGAGAAATGCACAGACAGGTGCTATTATTGGTAATTCTCTTATGAAACAAATGGCAGATAATCCTTGGGATATTCCAAATCTTGATATTACAGTTGATAGAAATGGAAGAAAAATTTCTTATAATGGAATGATTTATAGAGATATAAATACTCTTAAATATTGGAAAATAAGAAATATTACTAAGAATTATAAATTAGGATTCGATGAAAATGGTAAGCTAAATAATCAGTATACTATCGAAAGGGTTCAGTTAAATAGTCGTGGAAATCCAATTTTTATTGATGGCAAGGAAGTTACAGAAAAAATTACTAAAGACATTAGTTCTAATTACGATTTATGGATGGCTTTAGGCGGAGAATTTTCTGCACAAATAGAAAATGGGCAAATTAAATATTCGGAAGCATCTCTTGATAAAATTACAGAAGTGGGAAATTTGGTAGCGTTTGATAGAAACACTTATAATCAAAACCCATTAATAGCGGAAGCTAAACTACATGGTTATAGAATTCAAATTTCTCCAGCTACAACTCAAGAAACAGATGTTTCTCAAAATACTTATTATCAGCCAATGAAGTTCTCTGATATTGCTTATTTAGCAACAGCAGGAGCAGTAAAAAACGGAATGGCTAATCTAAATCCAGGAAGTTTATTTAAAAATGGATATAACCCTAATATTCCAACTTTATTAGATTCTGATAGAATAGTCTATGGACATCCAGCCATTGGTAAATCTTATTTAAAGGCTAGGCATGATTCCTTTATATCTTTTGACGATGATTATGGAGATGCAATAAAAAGATTTATCGACGAAAGATTACAAGAAGGTCAAACCCGCAGAGACTATAAAAAAGAGGCTCCTGAAGAATATAAACAGTATTTGTTAGGACTTTATGAAACTGCAAAAGCTAGAGCTAATTCGGAAAATAAAAGATTTTTCTTTTCTGACCAAGTACTTCTTAAAGCCTTAGATGAAGTTGGAAAACTTGAACAAATTGATAGAGTTCTTAATATTAAAGAAGAAGAATTTGTTGAAAGAAGTAGAAATCGAGGGGAAACAGACGATGAGAATACTAAAGATTGGAAAAGGGGAATTGATACTTATATAAGCAAGCTTTCTGATAGAACTGTTGATGTAGGAAGATATTATCTAGGGGATATTTTAGATAATACCACTAAGGGAAAACAACGTTCTTTACTTACTTATATTACTATTAAACCTGATTATATCGGAATACAGCTAAATGCAGAACATGCAGTTGACGAATCAGAAGTATCTGAAATGACTCAAGTAATTTCGGCACTCGAACAAATGAGTGCTAGTCATGAACTTGCTAATCAGGTATATGAGGATATAGGTAGAGTAATTGCCAAGGGTTTACAACAATATGATTTTGATTTAAACAGTGAAGAAGATAAGACCAGAGTTTACAAAATTCTCGGAAGAAACCTTTTAAAGACATTTGGAGGAGATACCGATAGATTAGGTCTTGCTTCTGCATACTTGGATTTAGTAAAAGAAGATATTCTTAGCGATAAAAGTTTGAGTCAGATGCAATATAAGATTCCGTTTGATGATAATAACATCTTTGGAATTTTTACTAATGGATTTACTAATGGTATAAATAGAGACATCATTAAACGTAAATATAGTGGATTACAAGCTATTCTTAATCCTTCTCACGATGTTGTAACTGTTTATGATAATCCTGCAGGGGGAGTTTGGAAATACACTGATATTTTAGATAAAGTAGCTACTCCGGAAGAAAGAGATGCTCTATTTAGAGCAATGGACAAAAGTGTGGATATTGGTGAAGTAAGAGCCGGAGACTGGATTCAAATAGGAAGGGAATCCCCTGTTCAGGTTATGAATTATAGAAACGATAAACCTGGACAAATAGGACTATTGGACTTAAAAGATTTAAGACTATCCAATATAACTACAGTTAAATTGTTAGGTTCTAAAGGAAGAAATCTTCGCTCCGCTAATCATATTATCACGTTAGTGGATGGTTTTGCTTCAAGGGGTATTACTACTTTCGATGCTTATGATTTAGACACTTCCAGATTATCATGGGTTTTAAGTGATAAAAATTGGAAAACCTTAATAGAATCAGACCCAAATTTAAATACTGCTTGGAATGAAGTTGTAGAAAGAGTTAACCAAAAATTCGGACATACATTAAAATTAACAGAGAATAAAGATACAATTAATAATTATCTTCGTGACCTTATCAACGAAGACTTGATGGACTTATCTAACGGTAAATTTAGAATTCCTGTAGCATACAGAACTACTGATGCTATCTTTGCTGAAGTAGCCAATGATAGATTTGACGCTAATGAGTTAGCTATTGGTAAAAATACTGCATCTAAGTTTGGGTTGAGAATAGGTGATTCTCTCGATGAAATCGCAGCTCAAGGTCCAGAATTTTTCGAAAGAAGACAAAGAGAAAACATAGAGACCGATATGAGCTCAAGAAACTACGATATGTACTTTGTAAAGAATAACAAAGAGCATCTTCATGTAATGTTGAATAATAGCCCAGAATCTAGAGCTAGAATCGAATCATTGATTAAATCAGGAATTCTTGTTGAAGACCAATCAATTGACAAAGGTACAGTAAATGGAAATGATTATGTATTAGTCGACGGAGAAATAGGATATAAAATTAGTAATGAAGACAAATTTTATACATACATTACTTCGGCTGGAAAAAGCAGAAAAGTTCTTGTGACTTCTAATCTCGACACTTTAAAAGCCATCGATAAATCCAAGCTATATAGTAATGTAATATATAATTATACTGGAAGTAATATTGCAACTCTATTTCCATTACAAGTATCATCTATCTTTACTGCATTAGAAGATAAAAGTGCGCTAGAAACTTGGGAAGAGCAATTAAAATCAGCAAGTTCTGAATTAGAAAAGGATGCTTTAGCTCAACAAATAAATGCCAATTCTCAAATGGCTCTTAATAATAGAATAAAGAAATCTGCTCAGGATATGTTTACTTCATGGGAAGAAGCTATTAAATTTATTGTAGCACGTATTCCTTCTCAGTCTATGCAGTCTTTTATGAATATGAAGGTTGCTATGTTTACTGAGAGTGAAACAAATATATGTTATGTTCCGGTAGAACAAATTTGGTATCAAGGTTCCGACTTTGATATTGATAAAGCTTTTATGCTGGGAGCAAGTATTTCTAATCAAGGTATTTACTATAATTGGAGTCCTTTATTTAATTTTACAAGTCCTGAAACTTTAAATATGTCTCATGATTTACCTTTCCCATCTGGGAAAAGATTTTTCTTAACAGAAGATAATAGTGGGTACATTCTTGAAGGAAATTACGATGAATTATTAGGTAAATCAACAGAAGAAATAATGACTTCTCCAGAACTTTATAAATTACTTGTTGATTTGGTGAGAGAAACTACCGATTTGCCAGCCTCCGGAAATAATAACATTGTGATGATACAAGGACTTGATGAGGAAGTGATTGAACTATTAAATCAGCATAGTTTGTATGAGCTAAGCGAAAATGATTACCAAGAAGCAATTAAAAATAAAATCTTCAATGCTTTATGGAGAATTGGCTCTGATGTACGTAATGTAGTATCAGCTACATCTCCTATTTCCATGGGTCCCGCACAAGTAGCTGCAGACAATTCTACTTCTGGACAATTTAGTAAATTAGTTTCTAATGAAAATCCTGGAGCCAGAATAATTTTACAATATCAAAACTCTATTGGTAAGGACGGTATTGGTGTATATGCGACTGGAATTAAAGTATTCTCAATTTTATTAAATTACTATAACGAAAAAGTAAACTCTGCAACGGAAGACACTCTTGGAAGGTATACATTCCATAATATAAAGGGAGTGGCATCTGATGCTAACCCGGATGAGCTTGCTAAAAGAACTGGAACAATCGATGTTTATGATAATGAAGGAAATTTAATAGAGCTGAAAGAATCACCTACATTACCTAATATTTCAATAAAATCAGACACCAATCCTGCATTATTAGAGCTCGCAGAAAAAATTTATAAGAGAGGTCCTCAAGAAGATGTTTTCTTGACAATTTCTGTACTGCTTTCTGCAGCAACAGATAATGCTAAAGAGCTTATTTTGGAAAAAATTAATGCTGGGCCAGATTTAGCTTCTGTATATATTTACCTATTAGCTACTGGTGTAGATTTCAAGACTGCGTCCGATTTTATGACTACTCGAGCAGTTACAATGGCTAATAATAAAGCTAAAAAGGATATTCTGTATATAAACGGAAAAAGAAATAATCTAAAAAAAGCTGTTCAGTATTATACCGAAATGGCTAATCCAGATAATTATATTCCTATTATTTATCAACAATCAATACTTGATTGGGGAGAGGAAACTTTAAATAGACTAGTTAAATATCCAGAATTTAAATCGGAACTCGAAGAACTCATAAAAGATAGTTCTAGTTTCTTTGAAGTCTTAAATAAAATTAAAAATAAGGATTTGCTCGATGCAATTCATGAAGCTGCTTATTCAGGAGCAAACTTGTTAAAAGTAACTAAGAAGCAGAGGAAGAAAAAAATATCGAGAGAAGAAGCCGAGAGTATAATGGACGAGTTTGATAATTTTAACGACGCTGAATGGGAACAATCGGAGTACTCAGAAGAATTCGATGTTTATAATCCTTCTTCCAGAGATACAAGGCCTGAAAAAATGAGACTTCTGTTTTCGAGATACATTGATGAACTTAAAAATAGACGTGATGAACTTAATACTTTAACAGAGAAAGACCTTCATAATATGGAAGTCCTTCTTGATTTAAAAGAACGCTCTGACGAACTTACTAGGTTAGGTCGATTTGGAAGTTTAAATCAAGGTATTAAAACTAAATTAGTAGATAAAATTAACTATATAAACCAACTTAAGTCATTTATTTCTGGAAAATTTAAAAAGTTTAACTCTTCAAACAAATTAAATCCTGACGATGAAGGGTATTTACCAACAAATTTTGATTTATTAAAATTCATTCAGGATGAGGAGTATAAACAACAAATGATTGATAATTATGAACAGGCTAAGGATAAGTTTAACATACTGGATATCATTACATCAGTTCCTCACTTTAGTAAAATGTTAACAGCTTTAGCTGTTGATAGTAAAGTATTAGGGGCTTATACAGTAAAAAATAATTTGGCAAAAGAACTTACCATAAAGGCATTACAAGATAGAGCTATTGTGCAACTAACTCAAAAGGACATGAGTGAAGTTAATAGATTCATAAGCGATGCAATTATCATTAAGTTCTTAAAATCTAATATAGTTGGAAATATATCATTAACTCCTGGAATGAAAATGTACAACTCTACAGGCAAAATTGTTCCAGTTCCGTCTATTGGAAAAACGTTGGACTTAGGAAATGTATTTGACAGAGCTACTTTTAAACTATGGTTTGAGGAAGAGTTTATTCCAGACCAAAAGCGAATAAATTCAAATAATAAATTTATTCAAGCTCTTACAAGTACATATTTTAAAAACCAGTATGGAGGGTTTAACTTCTTATATAAACTTCCTATAGATTTAGGTAATCTTGAAATCGAAGCCAATGAAATAGCATATTCTAATTACTTAAAAGCATTCGACGAAATTAAATATACAAGACCATTACCTAATTCTGATATGGCTCTAGGAGACCTGTTCTTTTTATATAATTTAATTGTTAGCAAGAATAATTTCGGAGATAATACTCTAACTAAAATCTTTGAAAATTCTTTGAATATAAAAGACAAAAATGAAAGAATTGAGGTTGAAAATAGTTTACTTCTTAAATTCATGGATTATGAAGGAAGGTTAAACCCTGTACTCAATAATGATTCAGAAGGATTAATAGAAGGAGAAGATTATAGATATGATGATTTATTAATTAGAATCATTAAAAAAGGAGAGCCTAATGGAACTAAATTTACTAAAGAATATGACCCATTAGAAGGGAAAACAGTTATACGAGAAACTGAATTTGGACAAACCAATAATGTTGAAATGTTCTTAGATAATAATACAATGTTGATGCCTTTCCTTACAAAGGGATTTACCAGATTTAGTACGGAAACAAAGAATGATTTAATTTCAAAACTTGTAAATCTGATTTCAAATAATAAAGCAGAAGTAAAATTAACTTGCGATGAATAATTGTATTCAAATAACTATAGGCAAGCAAAAATATCAATTTAGAGACGTGGATATGAGCAAATCCTCGTCTCTAAACGATATTATACAGGCGATTGTTGAAGACCCTAATTATGCTAGTCAATTAGAAAATTTAAATGATGAGTTGAATCAATCTGATTTAAATATAATAGAAAATGTTGATGAAATTCCAGAAGATGTTACAGATAGAAATACTTACATTGCTGACTACTTAATGGGCAACGTTAATCCATATACTCTTGTTCAGATTTACAAAAGAACCGGCGTTCCTCATTCAGAATTCTTAACAGCATTTAAAACTATAATGGAGAGAGGCAAGTCCAACAAACTTAGTTTTTTAATTTCCTCTTCTCCTACACAAGTGTTTCTTGGAAACAAAAGAGACTTAGTTGTTCTTAATAAGAATGACATGTATAATATGCCGAAAGTTCTTGGCGCATTAAGTTATGTATATGCTCATAATCAACTGTTGGATAATCAGACTGCGATATATAAAATAGTAGAAAGTATATATAATTCTATTATGGAAGAACCAACAGCACTTAGAGAAGAACTTTCAAAGATTCCAGATAAATATTCAGCCTTTAGACGGCTCTTGTACTATACACAATCTGCAAGATATGCGGACAGACCTGAAATAATTAATCTTAAAACCACACTTAGTAATCATATATTCGGAGAAGTAGTTAAGAATATCAAATTAAACAAAAATAGGGATTATTTCAGGGATTTAGCTTTGAATTCTATACAATTTAAAAGTTTAGAAAATCTTGCTGTTAAACAAGAATTTCCAGCATCTATAAATTTTGGAAATTCTTCTATATCTGTTAACGATTTAAACAGATTTAGAATAGATTTCCTAAATGTAGAAAAGATGGAAACTGAAGATGTTGTCACTGATGATATGTTAATTCTTAGACTTACAGCCTTAAATCCTAATGGAGCTTTTGATACTAATTTATTTCCTACAAATAAAGGACAAAGGCTTTTGTTAATGACTAATCCAATTGCGGCTTTTGTTTATGATATATCTAATTTAAATAAAATTAGTAAGTATGTAGAAAAATTTTCAGACTCTACTACGGAAGAAACTGAATTGCAAGAAAAACTTGTAAGTGCATATACAACGTTTGGAAGAGGAAGACTTGATGTTAATACATTAATATTAGATTTTATCCAAGAGGCTTCTACTAACAGACTTGATTTTACTAATGCAGAAGATTTACAAGGGTTTGAAACTTTATTTATTCCAAATGTAGATGTACACATGGATGAAAGTTTAACTTCTGCCCCAAGTCGTTTATTGAAATTTAATCATTCTTCTAGTCAAAGTAAATTTACCGAAAATGGAATAAAATTCATTTTTAATCCTAAAGTGAAGTATATAGAAGCAACTCTTGGAGCAAGAACTAATAATCCAAGAATCGAAATAAACCCAGACTTTAATCTCGATGTTGATGAAGAATACGAAAATAAAATAGCGGCTTTGATGAAAGTAGCTGATGCTATTAATTCTTCTAAAAGTTCTAAAAGAGTGCTTGTAATGAAGTATGACGAGCATTATGATTACTCATTAGAAAATGGAGTAACCAATATTAATAAAGCGGCTTCAGCATTTTCTACTTTTTTATCTTCGATAGTGGACTATTTAAATCCTAACAAACAATTCTTATATATGAACTCTGATGGTATCGGGCAGTTTGCTCAAGCAATGGTAGTAGTTGCAGACCATCATAATCTTAGCCCGGTTGTATTTGACCAATTAAGCAAAGGAGGATTATATGATAGAACTAAAGCTCCTAATATGGCTGAATGGATTAAAACGTTTACGAGTTTAATGAACTCTGTAGAGTTTACCGATAGTGCCGTTCATCACTTCTATGAATGGGATTCTTTTTTAGAAAGAGCATTTAGTTCAAAACGTACTGATAGCTCAGGAAATGTTTGGAAAAATCTGAATGATGCTTTAACCCAAATGGAAGAAGAAAGTGATGCTCCTTTAAGTCAGTTTGATTTACTTAAAACAGGAGTTATTAGTATGATTCCAACTAATAGACAAAAATATAATTACGGACTGAGACACAAAAATGTTGGAGATATTTTTAGACTTAAAAGTGAAAAAAATAAAGAAAACTATATAAATGTAGAACTAGAAGACAAGTTAATTCTTACTCACAGACATCTTGGAAGTAGAAACTTGGATGAGTCTAAATCACTTCAACCTGGAGATGTGTTTCGACCTAATTTAATTAGTAACTATCAAGTTACAGTATTAGAAGCTAGAAATAATGGATATTTATGTGCATGGATAGATGACAAAGGATTTCATTCTGATATATGGACTAAGGATGATTTAAAAGAAGTTGAAAGAACTCAATATACAGCACAAGTAAGAGAATTATTTAATGGAGACAGAGCAGTTTATACTAATTTAGGTGCGTTTGTTCAAAGAGGAGATATTGTACAATATGTGCATGTTAAAAATACTGCGAAAATCATGCCTATATTATATGATTTTTTTAGTCCTGAAATTGCTGAAATCTCTAACAAGACCGGATTTAGTGAAAATTTTATTAGAAGGAACTACTTATCTTCAGTAGATAAGCTTAGAGATGCAATTTTTATGGATTTCTCTTTAACAGATGCTACGATAGACACAAATACAAGCATTGACGTTCTTACAAATTCAGATAATCTTTCTACTCCAGAATTCGTCGAGGATTTAGCTAAGAGTCTCTCAGATAACGGTGTGGGAATTAGAACTCTTACAATGGAAGAAATGAAAGAACAATTTCCCATGTTAAACAATGTGAAAGCTTTTGTGTATGATGGAGACGTTATTTTAAATCGAGATTTAATGACTGATGATACATTGGTTCATGAAATATCTCACTTGTTCTTAGCTGATTTAAAATTTAGGCGTCCTGATACATATTATTCTTTAGTAGACAAAATGGAAGGCTCGGAAATTTATGAAGATATAAATGTTAATGGAGCCTACGATGAATTGTCTCATAGTGATAAATTAGAAGAAGCTTTAGTACATGAATTTTCTGATTATTTCACTAGAGTACTGAAGGATTACAGAGGAAGAAATATTAATTTAGAAGAGGTAGATTGGGAATCTATTCTATCTGATGCTCTAAATATTGACATTAGTGAATTTTATGACGAAGACATCTACTCTATAATGCAATTAACACTTACCGAATTTCATAATAATTATTCTACTCAGAAAACATTATACAATAAGCAGAATGCGCTAAAATCCATAAGATTAAGTAATATAAAATCTGAGTTGTTAAAAAATGCTAGTACAGACTCAGGATATAGACTAATTGAAATTTGCGAATGATATGGCTTGTTCATACACTTTAAGAGACAATAAATCAAACAAAGTCATTACCTTTACATCTGAAAAGGCATTAGACAACTACTTACAATTACATTATACTGAATTTGAGGGCTTAATCAACCATGCCTTCAGATTCAGTAAAGACTACACAACAATATTATCTAGTGATTACGAAAAATCTAAAGCTACACTAGATAAAGATAGAGAAGCCGCTCGTGCAGCTAAAAGAAAAAAAGATACAGTTAAAACTTTTGCTAGCTCCGGAAGTAATATTTATGATGTAATTGAATCTGATGAAGCAACTTCCGATGGATATGTTTCAGTCCTTAATTATATTTCCCAACAAGGGTTTATTAAAGGATTGGATAGAGATGCTTATACTCATGCTTTGGAAAGCGAAGCTCTTAAAGACGTTCCCCCTGATGCTCAAAATAGAGAAGCAATATTACTTGAAACAAGAAATTACATAGAAAAAGTAGAATTTCCCTATTGGCAATACTTACAAGAAATAGGTAGGGGATTCCATTATATATTTGACCAAATTATAAATGCGAAATCTGGTTCGAATATTTCATTAGAAATGATACAATCTATATTTAGGTCTAGATTTAGAAAAGATTTTGTGTCTGGAAAAAATGCAACACATATAGATGGAGTGTCCGACAAAGCCCTTAAATCTTTTATTACTCAGATTACAGCATTAAAAAGAAACATAATCGATAATAAAAATAGAGGAAGAAAAGCAATAAAAGTATTTACTGAGTATATTGCAGACCATAATGGAGGAGAGGGCAACAAAATAAGAGGTAAAATTGACTTGTTGGTTGTGTATGAAGACCAGGAAGGAAATCAGTCTGTAGAAATTTACGATTTAAAGCTTTCTACTAAACCGGAAGATAGATGGGACGCAGACAAGAAAAACGCAATCCAATATCAATTAGGATTCTATAAAAGAATGCTTCAAGAAAAAGGCATTCCTGCAAGAAATATTTCGATGAAAATTATTCCAGTCCTTCTCGAGGATGTAAATAAGGAAGACTTAAATCATGCGATAGGAAATGTAAATGTAGGGGAACCTATTACGTACATACCTAGTGTTGGGCAACAAACTAAAATAGAACAGTCAATTCCAATTCCAATCGGCAAAGAGTTAGTAAGTAAGCCATTATTGGAATCCGTGGCTGGAGTAGTTTCTAAATTTTTTCCAGTAAGTAAAATCAATCAAATAGATGCTATTGATTTCGATGTTTTATATAAAGACAAAAAATACGGAGTAAGCATTGACCCTTCCACAGGAAGATATAGATTTGAAGATACTACTCGTTCAAAGAAAGAACATAGATTTATATATGCTGATACAGAAGAAGAAATTAAGGATGCATTTAAGGATTATCTGAGAAGAAAAAACGACCATGATAATGAAACTACTAATTATATTTCAAAAGATTTGAAATTTGCATTAGATAGGATTAATGGAAATATGGGATTTAATCCAAACAGAGCCTCATTAAATGTAGTTCCCAGTGGAATGTATGAGGATATGAAAGGACTGTTTGAGGCCAATTTATCAAAGTACAAACTTGAGCCGGATTGGGATGTTATGATAAATGAATCCCTAACGTCCATGAACGTTATTATGCTTGTTAACAAAACAAGAAAAGAAATGGATTTTATATCCATATCTCCTTATCCTCTCGATAATGTTATTAATTTAGGGAAAGGAACATCTCTGATGGGTAGGTTTAAGACTAACGCTCAAATGGAGTTGGACAAACTTTCTATGAAAGCATCTATAGGGAATATTGAGTTAATGAAACTCATGGCTGTTGCTAATTCCTTTTCCGATACCGACCTTGGAGATTTTTCTATAGGGGAATTAAAAACTATAAATATAGATAGTAGTGAAGTAGTTTATTCTTATGTAAATCAGGATAAACTTGTTCATAATTATAACATGTTAGCTGATGCGGCTGGCTTAAAAAGAAATGGATTTAAGTTTACAGACATGTTTACTACTGTGATGAGATATTATCAAAGTATTGCTAATAATGACCAGCAAACAAGACTAAAAGGTATAACGGAATTATCTCCAGATGGAGATTTAGATTCTCTATCAAAGGCAGCCAAATATGAAGAATTAAAGTCTATCTTTAAAAACTTACAGAGTAGGTTCTTTTCTGGGAACGTTGCCCCAGACATCAATAACCCTATTACGTTTTTATATTTACAAGTAGCGAATGCTTTAACTCAATATGGGGATACTTCTATTGACATCTTTAATGATGAATTATGGAATAAACATTTTGGCGATGTTTGGAAGCAATTAAAAGACGGCTCATTATTTAACGGAACCTATTTAAATACTATTGATACCATTCCTATAGTTCATTCAATTGCAGCAAGACTAAGTGCTACGAATAGAAATATTACTAATAGATATGAGGCATATAAAAATAAGGATAGACAAGTAACCAACAAATACTATAAAGATGCTGGACAAGGGTTTATCGGAAAAACAGTTCTTAATAATGCGACTGTTATATTTAAACGTTTAATTGATAATTCTGAAGAAGGAAAGAAAAGATTTAGAGTGAAGAATCCGTGGGATTCATCAAGTGACCTAAATCCTGCAGAGCGTGAATATTTAAAATACTGGCTGGAAGATTTAAATAGGATGAGGTTCCCTAACCAAACTAGAGAAGAGTTAGGAGAACGATATTTTGAAATTCCCTTATTGAGAGGTTCTTCTTGGTCTAAAATAGTAAACGGAAAAAATAGCTTAGCTACTTTCAAAGAAGATGGAGCATTAGAAATGGTTAATCCTAGAATGACTACTACTGAACAAGAACGATATATTTCGGAAGATTCCCTTAAAACTCTTGTAGAAATGTATAATGTATTTGATGCTTCTAATTCTATTGGTGCAAGAGAAAGTATGTTAGCTTCTACGAACGGAAAACCTGAACAGATTTACGAAACTAATTTAGAACATATTAAAGATATGTATCAATTCTCTCTCATAAGAAAAGAAGAAATGGATGAAATTCTGCCAGCAGTAAATGCAGCTATTGTTTCCCTTCAATTTGTTCAGACTTTGTCGCATAAAGACGCAAAAGCCACCATCGACTTCCTTAATGAATATATAAAGTCTTCTGTGTTTGACGAATCATTAGTTCCGAAAGAAAGCAGAGGAATGTTTAAATTGTTAGGTATGGCTAAGGGTGTGTCTACAAACTTTATTCTAGGATTTAATTATTTATCCGGAGCCAAAGAAACTATTACAGGATTCCTTAATTTGTATGAAAAAGCTGTTGCTAACTCTTTGACAGATAAAGATAGAATAGGCGTGAAAGATATGACTTCTGCTTATACGACTGTATGGGTCGACTCAGCTAAACAAATAGGAACTATTACTTTGTTAGAACATTTAAATTGGCAATATCGTATGGCTAATGTGGACATGAATGCCATTGTAGATAGAATGAATTATGAAATTACTGACGGATTGAGGTTTAAAGATAGAATGTTCTGGGCTAATAGAGCTCCTGATTTTCTAAATCGTATGACTATTCTCGTAGGCTATATGAAGAAACATGGCTGTTACGATGCTCACACTCTATTACCTGACGGGACGGTTAAATATGATTGGAAAAAAGACAAGCGTTTTAATTTATTAGCCGACCCTAATTCTGATATGAATTCCACAGAATGGCAATATCAGCGTTCTTTATACAACAGAATGATTGAGTCCTTTATTGCATCAAACGTCAAAGTCGTAAATCCGGATGGAACAACTAGAACTCTTACAACAGAGAAGGATAATAGAGGTGTTTATAAAGATGCTCTTCCCCAAGCTTATACAGAAGAAGAAGCTAAAATGATTAAACAAGAATCTGATAGTATGTTTGGCTACATGGACCATGATACAAAATCACTATACTTAAAAAAAGGATTGTTCTTGTTTCTTCATCAATTTCAAACCTTCTTATCTGCTAAAAAGAATCAATGGTTCTTAAAAAGAGGAGTTTATGATTATGGACACTGGGTACATCTAACAGAGAACCCAGACGGTACTGGAGCAAAATTATATTGGAAAACAATAGAAAATCCAGACGGAACTATTGAAAGAATAAAAACCACAGAAAACACTGGAGAACCCATTATAGATTGGCAAGGTAAGATTATGGAAGGAATTTTTTGGTCTTTGAAAGACATGTTTAATATTCTTAATCCAAAACTTGCTGCAGAGGCGTGGAGAGACCCAGTTAAAAGAAGAAATTTAATTTTAGCTTTAGAAGATTTAGCTATTATTGGATTTATAGCTTTAATTATCGCATTATTGTTTGGAAGCAAAGATAAAAATTCTTTATCTCCAGCTGAACAGAATGTAATAAGACTTGCAAATAATGTGGGCGGGGAATTTAATATGTTTAAAGTATTTACTGGAGCAGTAGATTTTAAGATGCCTATGTTCCAATTCTATGGAGAGGTATTCACTGATGGAGTGAAAGTATTAACGGGGGATAAACATATGTTACGTATGCTAACTGACAATACCGGAACATTCAGACCTTTAAAACCAACTGTAATGGAATACTTCCCATCTCCTAATTCTCAAGAATAGTAAAAAAAAAATAAGGGCGACAATCAAGTATATACTTTCGTATATGCCTGACTGCCGCCCTTATTTTTATAAATCCACATGAAGTTCTTGTATAGTGTACTTATAAGCTCTAATTACCGAAGTTATAAATTCATCTATAGTTCCATTGTTATCAATTTCTAGTTCAACCTTTAATTCATCAATATGTTTTTCGCTCTCATGATTTCCAGCTCCTGCGCTATCTCTAATAATTTTCCAAACAACACCACCCTGTTTGTGTATAGCTTCTTCCTCATTTGGAAATCTTACATCTGGAATTATCCATTTAGTTTCTACATCATATTGGCCATCTGTATCTCTACTAAATTGATACTCGTTCATTAAAGCTTTTACCCATAAGTCTTTATCTATAGCTCTTCCAATTTGAGTTCCAAATAATTGAAGGAATTCTCTATTTGTCATAGGGTTACCTTCTGTATTTAATAACGGAAGTTCAGTCCGACTATTTTTAAAACTTATAGACTCAAAATCATCCGAGTTACAACCTAATATAAGAGCTGCGCATCCTTTCAATGTTTCGGCAAAGCTATGCTTCTCCCAATCACAATTAATTAAATATGAGAAATCTGGTTCTTTGTCAGATATCCACTCTTTACAGAATTCTTCTAGAGTTTTACAGCTAGTTACTATATTAATTTCTCCACAACTAGCCTTTCTCCACACATCTATTGCTTTAATAATACTACATGCAGTATCTTTTCCAGCTTGAGCTTTTCCAGCTATTCCAATAATCATTTTAAATAATAGGTTAATTCATTACAAATTCATTATCTAGATATGGCATTTTCTCTAATATTACTCTACAGTATTCAGATAATTCTTCTCTTGATATTTCATCGGTAAACCCCAGTTCTGAAAAAGGGTCGGGTTTTAGTATTAGCCTATGTATTTCACTTGATATACTGTGCAGTATCGGGTCTGATTCTTCTAAATTATGCATCATTGTTAATATTTGCTCCAAATATTATTAAAAATGCTCCAATTCCAGCCAATCCAAGAAGGACGTGGATGCAAAACATAAAATATAATAATATAAAAAATAATATAATTCCTCCTGCAGTAGTACATACTACAGATAAATTATCTTTCAACCAGCATCCCAACAATTTCAGCCACGAGTTTTCCATTTGCTGTAGGAAATTTAGATTTTACTTCTTTAATAACTAAACCCATCTCTTTCTTTTCTATGGAGTGATAATTATTATTCTTTAGCCAGGCTTCTATATCTTCTTTAGAAGGAATTGCCGGAAGAAATTCCTTAAGAATCTTAGCTTCGGACAATTCAATTTCAGATAGGTCTACTCTACCTGCATTTTTGTATTGTTCTGCAGTATCCTCTCTTTGCTGTGCCATCTTTTTAATGATTTGGATTTCAATGGCATCGTCAAGAGGTTTTGCATTTTTCTGAGTTGAGTAATTTACAAATGCCGTTTTGACAGCTCTAAGAACTTCCGTTTTTGTTTTGTCCTTAGCTATCATTGACTCTTTAATGAGAGTATTTATTTGTTCTTTAATCATATTCATTAAGATATTTGATGTCTTCTCTTTATATTTTGAGCTGTCCCACTATCCCATCTTCCCTTTCTTACAAAAGCTATATCAACATCAGAGCTCCTGGTCATAGCGGAGTCTCTTTCCTCATCAGTTTTATATCCCCCGTGGTAACAAATAGGGACTCTATCTGTTACGCTTGGAGTATGTCTCGGTTTATCAAACATGTGATATATTGTCAATGGGCACATAAAGTTCTCAGCGATGTAGTCCATAGCCATCTTATCAACACCTTCGTAATCTCCTACTACAAACTCTGGTTTATCATCTTCATAATAAGCGGTTCTTAAAGCCATTACGTAATACTTTTCGAACTCTTCTTTTGTTATATCCCTGTGTCCACTTACAAAATATATCATGGTACTATTTGATTCTCCAACGGTTGTGATTCTATAACTTTAATGTTATACCAAGAAATAGCCTCTATAATTCGTCTTTTATGGTTAAAGGCCCATTCATAATTCTCAATGTCTTTAATAGGAATCCATTGTATTGTTGCAACTTCATTTTTTTCTCCTTCTCCATTTAGAACAGCTTCCATGGAAGTGGAAATATTGTCTTTTCCGTATTCTAAAACTGTTATATAACGAAGTGTTACATTTCCATTATTACAATACTCAGGGTCTGTTTCAACTCCAAACAGGGTCCATTTTGATGGGTCAATTTTGACCCCAGTCTCTTCAAACGTTTCTCTAGAGCATGCATTTTCAGCTTTTTCCATGTCTAAATAACCACATGGGCAGTTCCAATAACCCTGAAAATCTGGAGTTCCTTCTCCTCTTTGATTTGCCAAAACATGCCAAACTCCATGTATTTTACAAAATACAAATGCAGCAACTGCACAGTATCGACCAGACCATAGAGTCTCGCCAGCGTGTTCTCCTTCTTTAATTGTATAACTCCAATTTTTCATCTGTGTTTTCTTTTATGTTCTTTAATTTCAGAATCTTCTGGGGATGATTTATAAGGATTATAAACAGAAAGATATTTTCCCTGCACTGCTACAACAACATCTGTTGTTCCATTAAAATAATGGTCAGATTCATATATAAGAAGTTGATTATCAGTTTTGCGTTTGTAGGCAACATACATAGGTTTATTTTCCTTTACGCATGTCTGATATTCATTCTTAACACCCCTTGTCATGTTTTTTACTTCGCAACCCCAATCAAACTTATTTAGGATAAATACCACTGCGTCAGCATTTAATAAGCAGTCGTCTTTGTAAGGAGTTCCTTTATCCAATAAGATACTTCATAGCCTTTATCTTTGAGTAGGTTTTCTACATCTGGGACAAGATGGCTACAATTCATACTATATGAAATGTATGCTGTTTTATTCATTTTTATAAAGATTAAATCGATGAATATATTGACTGATTGCTTTAGGCACTAAAGGATAAATCTGCTTTCCGTCTTTTACTAAGTATCGAATCATTGTAGAACTAATATTGAATGTATTACTGATATATCCGTCAACTCCTGTTTTGAACGCAATTCCATCCCTGTTAATTACAATCAATTTGAAGTTATCAAGAATCCATCGTCCTTCTTTCCAATCTTCAATTTTATCCACAATGTCTGCACCAACTATCAAATATAGTTCTTCATTAGGATAGTCATCTTTTAATAATTGAAGAGTCTGGTAAGAAAAATGAGGTTCGGGAGTTCTATAATCAATGCTTGACAATGTACAGTTGTTAATTTCCTCAATTGCTAATTGAATCATAAAACATCTATGTTGAAATTCAGAAGCTTCATTTTCCTTCCAAACATTTTGCATAGTTGGAACTACTACAACTTCATCTACTAAGTTTTCATTTAACACAGATGTAATCATGTACAAATGACCCATATGAATTGGGTCAAATGTTCCTAATAAAAATCCTACTTTCATTGTATTTTATTAAAATCGAATAATGTTAATTCTTCTGTTGCTTTGTCGTAGATGTCGATAATGGCTTTAATGCCGTTTGGTTTTAGATTTCTAGTGCCTATTCCTGCAAATTTTTTATGCAAGAAAGGAACAGAATCTAAATTTCTCCACTTGTTCATAATAGTATGGTAAGACATCCATTTATCTGATTGCTGAATAAACACAAAGCATGGTTTACCAGCATCAATAGCCATTTGAACAGCCCACCCAGTTCCCCCATTAACTACTTCTTCACCCTTAGGAGTCTTAATGAAACTGTCAGCAATTGCAAATACAGCAGTGGAAGACTCTACTTGCATCCAGTTTCTGGCTAGTAGAGATAAGTACTTATCATATCCAAACCGCATTAATGTTTTCTGGGCTTTGTTAACAGCTCTAACTCCTCTCCAATATTGCTCTTCAGTTATAGGAGTATTTCCTATGGGAGTTATTCTGTTATGATAATAATGTATCGCAGTTTTCAAACCATAGGCTCTACCTATCAGGTCCCACATAGTATCACTTCCCTCAGCCCCTCCCGAATATAAAGTATAACTACTTAGCATATTTCTCTCTTGGTATATAAATAGGAGCTTTCTTACGTTTAAACTCAGAAGCTAAGTGTCTATCCCAAACTTTGTTAACCACCTCTTCACCATACTTTTTATATAAATCAGATTTTTTATTTGTTTGGATATGTACTACATTTCCAGCAAGCATATAAGTTTCCTCGGAACTTTCACATGAAGTAAGTGTTCTAAGAATATCATCAACTTCATTATAACTTTTAGCCCCAATTTGGTCTAAGTCAGAATTGCTAATACCAAGACCATCAGTCGGAGTTAAGGCTATAGATGCTTTAATAGCAGACATTTTGGCGGATAAATCGTTAGGAGCTAGTCTAGCAAGGACATCGGACATATTGATGGTATTGTTAAGCATTTTGTTACGAAGCTCTGACACCATTGCTAAAATAGGCACCTCGTACAAGGTAACTCTATAAAGATAATCAGTTACTTTAATGTGTAGATGTTTGTCCTCATCCAACCAGACTTGAACTTTACCAGAATTTAACTTAACTCCGCTCAGCCACTCCCAGTACATTGAAGGGATAAAACGACAATGCGTTGTCATATAATCCTGTTCATCATGAGTTAACCTTAAAGAACAGAAATTAGAAATTTCCATTCTTAACTGTTCTATAAATTCTTCGGTATATTGAGTATTATCTCTATCAAAGAATTCAAATGTTCCCACAGCTTGTGGAAATAATTTCATATAAGCATATGAAGTTGTAAACTTGTATAAATCTGTATCTAATATTGATTTAATTATTATAATATGTTATTTATTAAAATTCATATTCGGAAATATTGTTCTCTTCCATAAACTTTTGAAGAGTTGTTCCATCGTCTATAGAAGCAATTCCAGGAAGATATACTTGTATGTCCTTCCAAATGGGTTCCAAATTTTTAATAGTATTCAATACACAATAATCGCCAGCCACCCCACATATGATAAACTTATCTCTGCCTGCTGTATAATCTATATAACAAAGTTCATCATTCCCATTGTAATAATACACTTGTTCGCAGTTGGGATTATAGGTGAGATTTTGAAAAGCCCCATATTGTTCCTCTTCGTGAGCTTTAGTAGTTACATAATAAGATTTATGAACTTTACTACATCGTTGTAAAAGTCCTTCAAATATCGCAGCCCCTTCGGAAAATTGCACACAATGTTCAGGCCATTGACCTCCGTTTAGCTTAAATGATTCATGAGAAGGAACATGCCAATCTGCAGTAAAGATTACTTTATCAATTTCATTAGATTCTATTAATGCATAAATGTTAAATAAAGCTTCAAATGCTCCCTTTACAGGAAGCTTTCCGTCTATATTTATAAAATCATTCTGCATATCAACAACAATAAGTGTATTCATGTCTATTTAATAGTTACTAGTACTCCGATTATTATAAACATTAAAATAAGAGCAACTGGAATCCATAAAGGAGAAGTTACCCACCACCAAGACCAGGTTATGACGCCCACAAGTTTTAGCACTAAGAAAATCAGGAATAGGACTGTACCAAGTCCTACTCCACTACTTGAATTACTCATTCTATAATTAAAATTAAAGGTTCATTTACTAATTCGTATCGTTCATTTACCACAGATACGTTAGCCAATTTAATGTCGTCTAAAGTTTGCAGTATATGTTCTCCAGAGTGAATATGTCCACAGAATACATATCTAGGATGCTTACGTAATATTTCGTCCGCCAACCAGGGATTGCCTGCTTCCACTCCAGTTTGAAATCCTTGGTTAATTTTTCCTACTCCACATAATGCAGGAGCGTCATGTGTAAGTACAAAATCACATTTCTCCGGCATAGTATCATAAGCTTGTTTTAAAGTTCCTTCTTCATACATATATGCCCAATTACCAAATATCTTACAATAGGGTGTCCCCCATATAGTATACTTCTTGTCTTCGAAATATAAATCAATAGATTCATTATCAAGAAGTACTAATTTATATTTAGTGGGAGTATATAGTACGCTCGCCTTTTTCAACTTATCTTGATACATATTTGCTAAAGCAAAATCGTGATTGCCTCCTACCATATATACCATTTCGCATGGCAAATCATTTATCCATTTAGCGAAGTCAGTTTTAAGCCACTTTTCACTTTGTGGAATATTTCTTTGCATATGGAGAGGCGTAATGTCTCCACATATAAATACTACATCACAAGGAGCAATTTCTGGAAGAAATCCATGTAAATCCGATAAAGACGTAATTATCATCTATGAGTCCTCCTTGGTTTAATTAAGTTCTGCACATTATTTACAATAGGTTTTTCGATAGGATTTACTTTAATAGGAAGATTTTCATGTCTTCTCTGAACAGGGTAAATTCCAGATTTAGATATTTTATATAACATATCATCCGAATCCCCCAATACTTCTTTTAATTGTTCTGCAATTCTTTTACTATCAATGCCTTCGCCACTATCAAATGTAAACTTCTTAGAAGCTTCAGACCATTCTGGTCGTTTGTTATATATGTACCACTCATCGGAATCAAAGGAAATATAAAAACAAGGTTCGTTCATTTTTGTAATTTAGATTTAAATTGCTCAAAGGTTTCTATTTTAGGAACTTCCTCTCTATTTATTACCCAATACTTACTAGGTTCTTTATCTTGATAATCTTTCCTATACTCATTGTAAATATCCAGTATATGAAAGAACTCCTCTAGTTCAGAATTGTCTAATGCCTCATACAAGGTATCTATTTTGACAACAAAATACTTAAAACCTTCGTATATACTTTCAAGGGCTTGTTTAGTCGTTACGAGTTCTCTTAATTCCGGAGTTTTCATAGTTTCACGCGTAATTAGAATTCTAGCACGCAAAATAGGACTTTCAATTTGCTCTGCTAGGTTCCAATCTTGCCAAACAGATTTTCCTTCAGGAACGTCAACTATCCACTCGTCTTTTTCAGGGCAATATTTAAGAACTCCATCTGTTTGTACATACCAGATATCTCCATTCTTTTCAGTTGCACAGTATTCTTTCATTAATATAAATAATATTAAATTATTATTCCCCTTCTTTTAGATACACAAATTATAATAAAAAGGGTAAGTATTATTGATGTAAAAGAAGAAACAAATTTTGAAAATATCATTTCTTCAATTCTCCCATAACACCACGATTTATTCTTTCTTCAATCCGTTCTTTACAAGCCGCAAGATACATTTCTAGACCTTCTATTTGTTTGGAGTTTTGGTCAGAAGGATACTTAGCGTTTAACTTTTTCACTCTATCTAAAAGAATAAGAGCAAGTTGTTCTGATTGCCATCCTGGAATAACACTTCCATCTTCATTCTTTTGAACAAACTGGATAGTATCAGTCTTATCAATATAAGTAGATGTTTGTTTCTTGGAATCATATCCAGTGCACATACGAGCGCGATAGCGGTGTGCTCCTTCATATCCGTCATTAGGAATTACTTCAATAGTAGGTTCTAGACTCGGGAAAACTAATAATTCTTCAACTGGTTGAAATTTCTTTTGTAAAGCCATAATATTTTTTTTTGTTTAAATAATTTATAAATGAGAATTTATCTTATTCTTCTTTAGCCAATCTTGAAAATACCAAAGTTGGCCGCATCCTCCGCCAATATCATCTTGACCTGCAGGATTAAACACCCTAGTGGAAAATCCTCTAGAAATCATTTTTTTATTAAAACTCTCGATAAGTTTTAATAATCATTGTTATCCATACCAACATCGTATTGGTTTGGAACTAATTTATCCTCAAAAGGTGTCTTTTTACCTTTTTCAGTATGTATGTGTCCATATAGTTGCCAACTTCCTCTATGCGAACCATCCCATGTAATTATAGGATAATGGCTCATAAATACTTGCTGATTTTTACACTCTTCATCACCAGTTATAGTAATCATCTGTCTTTCGACAACTTCAAATCCATTTTCTGGAATATATTTCAACTTGTCGTGGTTGCCCAATACGAGGTATTTATAACCATTTAGTTGAGGTAGAATCTTTTCCCAACGTGTTCTTTGACCAAAGCAAAAATCGCCCAATATGAACACCGTATCGTCCCATGAAACTACTTTATTCCAGTTTAGTATGAGTTGGCGATTCATTTCCTCAGCAGTCTCAAACGGACGACTACAATACTTAATAATATTTGCATGGTCAAAATGACAATCAGAGGTGAAAAAAAACATGATTACAGTCAAATTTATTACTTAAATTAGCCATTTGTTCTAAGTTTACCTAGTTGTTCTTTAGCATTGTGTGCGTCTATTCCTGTTAAATAAGATTCGTTCTTATATACCTTATAGCAAGCACAATTTTTAAATTTCTTTCCAGAAGTACAAAAAGGACAAATTTCATTTCTACCTGTTTTATATCCTGTAAGTTTAAGTTTGTTTATATATGGAGTGTGCATTTTAATCCACATATTCTTAAAATCCTCGTTGTTCATTAACTCAGATATTGCTTCTTGCGCAGATGTTTTCTGATTTACTTCTTCAACAATTTCTCTATTTACGTCTTCAGTAGTCATTTCATTAAGCTTTTTACTTTTTTAAACTTTCCACATTTCTCGCATTTGAAAATATAGATGCTGTATCTAGAACCGTCATAGTCAATTCCAGTATTATCTACTCTAATTTCTTTAAACAGTTTGTATTTGTGACAACAAAACAATTTATCTACAATCTGTTTAATTATTTGTTTTATAAAATCCATACCTTACCAACATGAAATGTCTGTTATATTTTTCTCAGCACCACAAATATCGCATTTTACAACTATTAAATTACCGAGCCCGGTAGGGGTAAACATAATAGTGTACCCTCCACCAATTGCTCCTACATTAGTCCTGCATGATTTATGTTTAGCTATAAATTTTTGATACTTATAAGCTTCTTTTTCATTTAATGTAAATACTTTTTCCATTTAAATGTGAAAATCAACAACGGTTACAGGAATTTCGTCGTGCAAAGAGTCAACATAATTCCAAAATTCCTCATTCCATTCTTTTGGGTCTTTATCATTAAAGGTCATTCCAAACCATCCCATTTCTGCGCACTCTACCCAATCTCCATCGGGAGTAACAAAACAAAATGGAACACGCTTTTGTTCTTTCATAGCATCCCAATCCACTTCATTTTTAGTAGCATATATAGCGGTTAAAGGTTCTCCGTTTTCATCTTTTTCTTTTAAGAGTAACCATTCTTCCCATCTACCTCCTTCTATGTACCAATCCCATTTAGAATCAGGATTATATGTAGATAGAAGGTTATCTTCATCATCCCGTTCGTATCCCCATTTTTTAGCTTCTTCCCAAGCATTTTCATAGGATATTTCGAATCCTTCTTCTATAATTTTTTGTGCATGTTGTACATGATTTTTCTCCCAATCAGATTCAGGATTTGGATATTTCTCTAATACCTTCAAAGCCCATTTATAATCCTCTATTCGTTTTGTTCTAACTACATTTACAGCCTCATCCTTGGTGTATTTAACATATACATCCACCTCTCGATTCTCGTCATAAGGCTCTAATAACTCCTCGTGGTCAAATCCAAAAACTAATCCTACAAAGTGTGACATTAATATTTATTTTGATAAGTCTAAAGACTTTGTTAAATAATTGATTGCATCTAATTGTCCTGAGGTTAGGGATATATGTGTATCGTTTATATAGATATCCCACCCTTCTCCATTATGCCATTCAGTAACTTCAATAAAATCAGATTCTTTAGCTAAGTAATCGTATTTATCAAGGTCATCAAATATTGCCTTCTTATTATATTTTTCCATAATATTTTGAACCGTATTGTATATAGACATGTCACTCTCCATGATATGCAAACCCATAAGCTGCTCCCTCTAGGAGATATAGGGTATCTTCCTCTAAATCTCTAGTAGTCCATTGGAAGTATGGAAGAGAGTATCTTACTATATTGAAGAATACTTCAAGGAATTCATCCTCTGCATAGTCAAACCAGTAACATCCAGCAGGAGGGCCATATTGAACATCCTCAGTGGTTATATACTCATCATCTATTATATTAAGTTCTAATAGCTTCTTTGTATACTCCTGTGGAATCCATCCATCTGCTTCATATTCCGAGCCCACTTCTTTTATATAATCGAATCCTAACAATTCTGTGGTTTTTCTATAAGCATTAGTAATCTCTTCAACAGAGTGAGTAGCTACTATATGATATTCTGATGTATTAGCATGCCCATCACCTGACGGGTCACCCAGCGTAAAACAAATATTATACATTATTATTTCTATTAAAAATATTCTTCAAGTTCTATAGATAAAGACCTAAGCACATTATTTACTACTTCGTCCTTATCTATTATTGTCATATTATTAGGATAGTCAATATGAAAATTTTTCGGATATTCTTGACTAGTAAGAGTTAGTCTTCCAGATTGTTCGTCATAATCTACTCCATATCCATAAAAACATAAATAATCATCTGGAACAACTCCGAGAACATAAATATACGACCATCCATTTTCATAAGCATCATAGAACACCCATTTATTTTTGTACTCATCATAGGAAGGATTATTAATGGCATTTGATGCATATAGTTCCTCCCTCAACTCTTTTAATTCCCATTCCAAACGATTTATTTCACTTTGTATTTCGTCTGAAGTTCTAACTTTTTTCATAAATATCTTCTTTTAATAAATTCTTCGTGTAAAGGTTGTGCTAACTCTCTTGCTTGAGGATGTGCACTGCTTGCATCTCTCAATTCAAAGAAATGTTTCCAATCACTTGTAAATCCAGTCATTACAAGTTCTGTCTTCAATGCATTAGGTAGTATAGCTCTTGCTTGCTGAGGTTTCCACCCTAAGTTTAGTAAATCAAAGTATTGGTTTTCAGCGACTTCTAAAGCACGTAAGAATGAATCAACCTCTTTCCAATCGTTGCTCCTAGTCCAAGCCCTTGGATTTACAGATTCTCCAAATATATCTTCTTCATTAGCCCCAACTCTAAAGTTTATACCATCGTGGAAGTATGCTTCCCCTTCTGGAACGTCTAACCAAGAAGGAATAATGAATGTACATTCCTTACCAAACTTATCCTTAGCATAATTACAATACAATTGTTATTGTTCAAGCTCTTTATCTTGAACTCTCCTCATTTCCAAGGAGTATCGGACTATATCATCATCCTTTACAGGATGCCCAGCACTCGTGTCAGTATTATATTCTAATAAGGTTCTTTTAATTACGGGATTAGGATTTATACCTGCAAACACCTGCGCTTCTTCTAAGGTATTGAATACTGCATAGCAAGATATCTCAGCATATCCATATGGAATAGTTACTGTGCAGGTGTGCCATTTACACGGTATTAAGCCAAAAAACATTCTATTAGATTCTACTCTATACTGAATGGTCCCATCCTTTAATTCTTCTTCTATAATTCTTTTCATATTAGTTTCAACTGTTAGTCTCTGAACCTTCCAACTTTGTTAAAGGTTGACTTGGCTGCTGATTAGCATAATTTAATACCTTTCTACAAAATTCGTACAATTGTTCCATTGTCATGGTATGTTTGCTTACATTAGCTTGATAGGTCACCCATTGAACATTACCTTCGATATATCCTTTAGAAGAGTCTATTCTGTCTAGAGAAGCCTCTTTGATATTAGGAATATAATCTCCAGTAATAGCACAGATTTGTTTCTGTTCCTGAAATAAATTCCATAAATATTCTATAGATACTTCAAAAGCATAACCTCTCTTTTCAGCTGACCTTCTTAGTCTAGTATGCTCAGTAAGAGTTAAATCTCCTACTCTACCGTTCGTAATGGTAGTTTGTAAAGCTCTTTCTCTTTGAGCACATTTCTCACATTGAAAGTCTCTATTCTCGTAGAGAAGCTCTATAGGTAACTTATAAGTCTCTGTTCCACAATCACATCTAACTTTATAATAGGCTGTAGAGTTTATATACTCAGGACCACTGATAACAGTCCAATGCTTGTATTTACTACCTATCTCCAATTTAGCGGTTCTCCTTCTTGCAGAACAAGACTTACAGCTAGATGATTTCCCAGTCCTAAGTGCGGAAGCATTTATTTCGTTTATAGCTCCACACTTACACTGACATTGTACATACCTAGCCTTATTCCTAGATGGGACGTCTGTATTTATAACAGTCCAATCTCCAAATTTATCACCCACTTTAATATCCAAACTTGTAGAAAAGATTTTAATAAATTTTAGCCTTCCAGCAATTCACTGGGTTGTTCGTAAATAATTACTTATTTAAGCCGCCATTGTCATTCGACGGGTACTCTCTTGAGCAAACGAAAATAC